CAATCCGAAAAATATCAGCATAGCATAAATCAACTTATCCAAGACGAATCTCCTTTATATGAAAAATTGAAGGATAAAGAATAACTGAAGCGTCTTCAGAAAATACTGGCATGTGAGTAAACACATCCTGATCACCAAGGCCATCACCATAAGCAGTCAAGATGAAATTTCCAATCTTGATAATAAGCCCGGACATGATGTTCGAATACTCACAATTTGCTACCAATCCACCACTAATAGTAGTGGTATCTTCCACACGCAAACATAGCACACCGCTGTCCAAGAAAAACGGATTCGGCTTATAATTTTCAAAAATAAGCTTACCGATTCTGCGGTCGGCAACATTTCTGAACAACTTACCTTCAGAGGAATAGCCATCACCAATATCTGTTGAGAAATGGTCAAATTCGTGAATCAAAGTTGCAATAATATCTTGCACAGAGCTATCAGCGAGATGACTCAAAGAAACGGCAATTACAGAATTGCCATTGTAATTTCTGAAAGTCATGCCCTTGACACTTTCGGTGTCATCATTCAAAACACCGAACGTGATATCTTCTGAATTCAAACCAGGCTCAGCAAGTCTTGCGATTGATAAAGCAGTGTTCAATACTTGATAGCTTTCAATCTCATAGTCAATATCATAGTCAAACTGCTCACCAAGAGCATTTATATAACTATCAATACCGCTGCTAGCCAAAACCTTATAAGCAAGTTCTGATTTTACAACAACGCCTTTTTTGCCACGAAGCTTCAAAGACTGGACAACAGAGTCTGTTGAATTATCAAATTTTACAATAACAGAATCTTCGCCATACTTTCTTGTGAAAACATCTTCCCAGTTACCAGAAAATAGATTTGCGCTGTAGTGAGAAGCGACGTTGCTGCTAAACTCAAACATCTCGCTGCCATCTTCACACTTCAACATACTTTCCAGATAATTCTGAGTAAGCGATTCCGTTGCACTTGCAACAGTAGTTGCAACAGCCCAACCAAGATCGTATTCAGATTGAATAGTGCGCTCTTCATTTAGCTGAATACGATCAAAGCGATAATCGTATAGAGACTTAACATCAGGCTTGTGATAAACAAGAACATCCTGACAGTAAACTCTCAAAGAACTATCATACGAATCATAGATGTGGCTGCTTCCATAAGAATACAGAGGCTTTCTGTTTGTCAGGAAATAAGAGTCAAACTTGTCGACAATGTTCATCAACTCGGTACTAGCACTCAAATAAACAGAAAAAGTGCATGGCTCAAATGGGGCAATAGAATCAACAACTTCAATATCCCAAGAGCCACCGCTGTCCTTAGCCCCGTCCATAGCGTTAGCGATAGGCTCACGAATCATCTGGAACGGATCTGTCCAAGAAAGCTCTCCAGCACCAATTGTGAAAGATGAAGGCTTCATCTCATCACCATAATCATGCCAGACACAATCGACTCCGTCTTCCTGAATAACTGCGTAAGACATTTGGTATTCGCCACGCGAATCTTCGCCAACGAAAACCCAATCCCAGCCATTACGCAAACAGGCGATCGGAGCAAACTTGATACCCGAACCAAAACGACCAATGGTATCTGGGTTATCACGCTTAGTTGACAATCCAAGCTTTTCAAGAGAAACTCTTGAGACAAGCGTTTTGTCAGGGAAGTAGTTTGTGATTTTGATATACTTTTTCATAGCAAGCTACCTTTCTATATCAGAGATTCCCATTAGTCAGCAGGATACGCAAATTTGAAAGTGTTTGATTGATAAACACATCTAGCTGATCAGCAGACCAAGATGGTCCGTTAATAATAACAACATAATCCTTAGCAGCTTCATTCATTGCCTTTTTCACAACATCAATGATATTCAGCAAAGTTTCAAGAGTAATTTCCTGCTTCGAAGCATTCATCTCATTCTGAAATTCGATGTCATCCTTCATCAAGAAGAGAATCGATTCCTTCACAGCATTGGTGAAAGCATTCCCAGTACTGCACCCATTACCTGGACTGTACTGGTTTAGCAAACTCTCCAAAATATCAGCTGTGCGATCATCAGCATAAGATTCCATCTCAAGCCACAAATCAAAAGGATTAATATTTGACTTGACCTCATCTATAATCTGATCGTAGTCTATCTCAGACTTTACAAGATCAGCCACCGCATCAACATCTAATTCTTCTAGCACATCTTGCTTGATCTGCCTAACGTCGATATCTCCCATAACATTATCCTTGATCATATCGTAATCAATATCATCAAGAACATAATCCTTGACACGATCGTAATCGAACTCATCAAGAATATCGTTAACAATACTATCGCGATCTAAGACTTTAGACATTTCTGGGTCTTGAGCTAGAGCTTTGATAAGACCAGAAAGATCTAGATTTGCATTGAAGTTAAATTCTGACATTGGATTACCTTTCATTCAGCTATACGACATTGCTTCGACAATCTCTTCGGCATAACGCCAAAGAGCAGAGTCGCGAGAAACATTCACTTGAGCATGATCAAACCAATCATTGAAATGATAATCAACAGAGTTGATATAATAATCTTGATCACAAGTAACCATCAACCAATCGCCAGGACCACCGGTTGAAAGAAGAATCTTGAAAGAAATCATCTTTTCAACATCAAGAGCAAACTCTGACATCAAGAACTCATAAGGATCAATAACCTCCTCGTGTTCAGTCTGATTATCGATAGCATCATAAAGAGATTCAATAAACTCTTCACGACCCATCATGTGGTCATTAATTCTTTCACGACAAGTTTTTTCTTTAGATGATTCCATTGATCCTGTCTCGCTTTCCTTGTTCAAAACCGTTCATGTACTCTTTCACAATATCAATATTGCAAATCTCCAAGTAATAATCATTTACTTCACTTAGTGGGACTTCAGGGATATCTGAAAGAAATGAGTCATGATAACCTCTAGCATACCAATACTTAGTGACATAAGAAGAGGTTTTACTTTTCATCATCACCAGCTTCAAAACTTTTTGTGAAATACTCACAATCTTCACAGTAGCCGGAATCGAAATAACGAATATCAGAACTATCGTAAACATTTACAAGTGCATCATAGTAAATGTTTTCACTTTTACATTTTGGACAAACAAGCATGTAGTCACCTATATCTTTCTCTGACTTTTCTTTGATAATAATAGGTAGAAAATTAGTTTTTGCGTCAGATGTCGTCATAGCTCCTTCAAAATTTAACCCTTCTTCTGACCATTGATGCGTCAAAATTATACCCTTTGAGCCTCAGCATAAACAAAAATAGTATTACCAAAAGCCTTACTTCTGGACTCACGATCAGCCAAAATATCAGCAATCTGATTCGCTTCAGAATCAGAATCAGCTTCGATAATACACTCCTTAACCACCTTGATCTTATAACGACTATTCATCACAGACTCTTTCCAGCCCTGCTATTCACAAAATTAATAATATACTCACTGCTTCTATTAGAGCCAATCAAGCGAATTAGTTTCATTCTAGACCTAGCAGACAAGCCTCCCCAAACACCAAAATACTCTTCATTCTGAACAGCGTGAATAAGACATTCCATTCTCACGGGGCATGATTTGCAGATAGAAATAGCATTTTTTGTTGTTTTAGCGTTGTCAACTTCGGGATAAAAAACCGAAGGGTCAACCCCACGACAAACACCTTGATCATACCAATCTTTCATATCAATCCCAGTACGGAATGAACGTACCGTTCTCCCTCATTTCAGGCATAATCGATTCGTTAAGAATTTCAACATACTTCTGAATAAAGTCAGAATCATATGCATGACAAATATTGTAAAGAGTTAGAGTGTGAAAACACAAACAACTAATAATTTCAACACTACTCATGGTCATAGACTCTTGATTCATCTGGTCCAGATGATTTACAACACTTAGCATCCAAGTCATACGTGATTTATCATCTTGAGAGTCGGTATTCAATAGATCGGAAGTAATCTGATGAAACACATTGACAAATGACGAAGCATCAACCATGCCATCAGGCATTCTTTCATACGGACTGTTCATGATTTTATTAATATCTTCTGGGTCAAAAAACATACTATCAACTTTCTTTTAGAGATTATAAAAACAATCAACGCAAAGCGGCAGGCAAAATTTGCTCATCCAAGCCATAAAGAATAAACTCAGAATCACCAGCATCAGGAATGATATCTGCACTATGTTCTTGAATAATTTCACCAGCAATAATCACAGTATAACCAGCGAACCCCATTCCTGATTCTCTATAAAATTCCATGAAAACAAAATCTGGAAACTTTTCAGAGATAGCGACAAAGCCAGCCGTACACGGACCCCAAGCAGAATCGTAATTGATTTCCACACACATGGAGTTTTCATCAACCTCATCAATGGTTGTGTGACAATCACCCCACTTCGAACCCCAATTCTTTACAGCCCAATCATACCAATCGCGAGCGCCATACTTCTCAAGATTAGAAGATTCAATCTCATCGTCACCAATAGGTGATGGATTATTAGACAAGTCAGTTGGGATAGGAAGATAGCATCCCATAACGCCATTCTTGCCATCAGTATCAGCCAAAGATTCACGGACTTTCATCGCGAATTCATCAAGCTGATCAGGATTGCCATAAATAATTACACTGTTTTCACACCAATTAGGCATATCAATCACCCATGTCCATTCTGTCAGAAGCTTGCGATTCTTTAAAATCAAAGTAACTATTTAGAGTGCAGCAAATAGAACTGATCTTTTCATAATCAAAACTATTCGGATCAGCCATAATTAAATATGTTTGTAACACTTTTCTAATACAACTCAACTCGTTATCAGTCAAATTCAACATGAACTGAATCCTCTCTGTCTTTCAAAGACTCCTCATATTTTTGAATGTTATAGCGATGAGCCATATACAACACATTTCGATCATTACGATCATTAGTAAATTGCTCATAATAATCAATCGTAGCCTGAATGCTTTCACGACACTTCTTAATCGAATCATCTTTTGATTTCAAAAAATCAAAATATGCTTCAGTCAGGGCTTCAGAGTCGAAATCATTAGATTCATCTTTGATGTAACCCATCATGAAATCAGTAACAGCTTGACTTTCGATATACTTACGATCAATCTGATTATAGTAAACTTCAATCATTTCATTAATGCTAGGATCTTGACCATATTCACATTGGCCACAAAGCACATCTGGACCCCACCAAGACCCAATAAATTTACCATGACGACAATGCTGACGAGGATCACTCGTATCCCAATCATAACGATCATATTCTGATTCCATCACTTAACCCTTCCTGCAGTCCAAAGCGTTGACGTTGAAACAATCCGATCTGTCCACTCACCTCTCCAGTCAAAAGTTGACATAATCAAAACATTATAATGCTCAAGACTTTTAGTCTTCAATTGCCCATCAGGAAACTTGATGATAAATTTTTTGATATTGTAAATATCATCAAGTTTCCCCTTATAACCCATCCGATCCAGACATGACTTCAAAACTTCACAAGACTGTCTGATCTTTTTCTCATCTAGATGGGGAACGTTATCTTTTTTCAACTTTTCATACAAAGACTTGTCATCCATTTTTACTTACATACCCTTTCCAAACAATTGAATTTAAATAAAAAGCACTAGCATCATTCTCTGAAGTTGAAAAAACAACTTTTTTCACATTATTATGCAACATGTGATTAATACAATATTCACAAGGCTTAGCTAAAGCTAACTTTTCAGAAGAATTTAGACGAGCAACATAAATAGTAGAACCATCTAAATCACTAGCCCACCTCATAGCATTAACTTCAGCATGAATACTTTCACGAAAAGGAGGTGTATCTGGACCCTTTTTTGTTACATTAACACCCTGAGAAAGGACGCGGCCACTCTTCACAACAACCGCACCTAAACGGAAACGGTGATGATCAGATAAAGCCGCAACTTTAGATGCAAATCTTAAAAAAGAGAAATCTTTACAAGACACATACTCTCTATCGTAAGTATAAGATTTAAAACGATACCTCATCCACATCCCGATCAATCATCTGAGCGCTAAAACAATCTTCACAAAGATAAGATGGCTTATCGTCAATGATGTAGTAATAATCAAGAACTGGCCGCTCAACTCCAGCACCCCACTTGTTATCAAAAGTTTGAAGATAAGCCCCAATTCTTTCATCACAACCAGGGCAATAAGCAAGAGTGTCAAACTCAATAATCAAACCAGCCCAAGGGAGATCACCAGTATAGTTCTCATAATACTCAGGACCAATAAGAACAGGAAACTCAATCATCATTCAAACTCCATCTTCAACTGACCGGGAATTTCTCGCTTCTTACCACCAAGATTTGTGTAATGATTCCAAACAATTGTCTTACCTTTCGACTCGCACCAGTCAACCCAAAAGTCAACTTCATCGAACTTGCAAAGACCATACTCAAAAGCAAACTGACAAATTTCATCTTCAGTAGGAGGCGATTCGTTACTACACCAACCAAGATGATCATGAACAAACGTGATGATATCAGAAGCCATCTCTTCAAGAGAAGTATCAATATGGATGCAATCATCAAGACGACTCAACTCATCCATCGTCCACTTATGAATAGATTCATACTCTCGCTCAGAAAAATCCATTTCATCAGCAACAGGATAATCAGCCAAAGCATCATGCCACTCAAGAAGATCAACAAAAGCAGCAGTTACATCTTCAATATCAATATCATCATGATTGACTTCATCATTCAAGACACGAACAGTCAACTGATCCATCGAACCCCAAGCCCAATGATTACAACCAACAATCTGAAAATCATCAGGATACTTGTTCATCAGATCATTAGAAATCACATGAAAGTTCGACTCTTCAAGAATATCATCAGCATTCAAACGAAGATTGATACCAGCAAAACCCCAAGTAACAAACATTTCATCACGACCCCACCAACCGAAATCATCAGGGCGAGTAAGGCTTTGCTTAGCCTTTTTGATAATCACATCATCAGGAATCACAGTCATCACAAATCTCCACAATCTCGCTTTTCACAACCCCATTAGAATTGTGAATCTTATACTTGTTTACAGGCATAGTGTAACCATTCTCCTTATGAATAGAAAAACGACACACACCGTTTACAATAATGAAAATCACATCGCAATCATAATTGTCAAAATTAAAACAATCACCAATATCATTGACATCAATATAGACAGTCCGATCATAAAACTCAACATCAGTCATCATCTTGATCACCAAAACGATAATCTTCAATTTTACTTAGCATCTCATTGATAACTTTCATATCATACTCAATCCAATCAGCGGTACGATCAGCAGCAACAGCGCCATCTTCACCATCAGCGAAAAGAGGATATTGAATACCGTTTCTCATATCAGACGCAGCTTTTCTCAAGCTAGAACAAGAAAGCTTCTTGCTTTCCTCATGCAAAATCAGAGCCTGATAGATAACAGACCATTCAGAATCAGTAAAAGGAATCTCAATCATCATATTCTCCAATCGAAGTGTCGTAGGAATACTCACTCACAATGACCGATTCAAAACAAACAGGGCATTCGTTTTCAAAAGGTCGCTCATCAAAAAACTCACCACAATTAAGACACACAAAAGTATCATTCATAAAAAATCACTTATCCTTCCATCCAAAACGTGTAAAAAGCTTCAGATCCACCCTGCCATAAGACAATTCATCATACGTCGACAAAACCAAGTCATCAATACAATACTCATCAACCAAATTCAAAGGCTTTGTCGAATCAATGAAAGCAGAGGTCGCAGAATAAGTCTTTTCAAGAAAGGTATTCAAAACGCCGCAAGCATGAAGAAAACAAAGCCCATTCACAACGGGATCATTACCCAACTGATAATCAGCAGAAATACCGATACCAAGACTGCGTCGAACCTCATCCTTATAAGCGCAAACTTTACAAACAGTATAAGGTGAATTCACCTTGTTGTCACAACCAATGCATTTTACACGCTTCATACCTTGTAAAACTCCTGCTCACAAAACTGATTGAAAATCCTCTTCAACTCAATAACAGCATCCTTCTTACGCTTAGCCTTGACACCATATTGAAACTGAGCAATCTGAAGACAAGACATACCACGATTCATCTTCATACCAGTACGAATCTCAATCTCCAAAGCTTTAATCAAAGCCATAAGGCGATAAGCATCAATACCATCACCAGTAATCATGATGCCACCACTAACCTTTTCAAAACCGTTATCAACACCCATAATCATTCTCCAAACTTATCAAACTGTGCCAAAGCAAAATCATTCGCAAAAGCAGAACGATCTTCGTCTGTCATAATAGTAAAATTTTCTACTTCGTTTTCACTCCAATCAGTAGCATCAACAAGAACAATATCATCAGCCAAACCAAAAGTTCCGGTAAAAACATCGACGTAAAAAACCATACGCTTCATGCACCCATCATCCTTTCACTACGAGTCATGTAAGCAGAATTGTATGAATCATCCCGATACTTTGCAATCCACAACAAAACATCCTCAGGAAGCGATCGAAGATTCAATTCTTTCACTTTACCTGAACCATCACAGCGCTCACAAGTCTGATCATACCCACCAGACATGTAATAGTCCAAATCTTCATCATCCCAATCATCAATGATTTCTTGAGAAATAACACCAAGACGACGAGAATGACCACCATTGCCACGACAAACATTGCAAATTTGCCAATCATAAACCAGCTTGCAATTTGCAACATCACCGTCACTCATTGCTTGCATGAGATGATTGATCATCTCAGCCTCATATCTATTCACTTGATTCTGAAAATCATCTTCAACAGCATCGTAATCAATCATTCTTACTCTCCAATCTGACGAAAATCATGGTTGATATACAGACCCTCAAAGTTAGGATCATCATCAATAACACTCTGAATCTTTTCCAACAAGTCGGCGAAATCATCATTAGAAACTAAGCCATGATTAACACCGACATGTATACGAGTCACCAAAGGACTCAATACCTCATTCACTTCCAAAGTTCTCCTTCAAAGCTTCCACATCACCCAACCAGAAATAACCTGAACCTTTGCTCTTACGCAACCATTCTTCGCAGACAGACAAATAGAATTTGATGTCTTCTTCAGTCAATTCCGAAACATCTTCACCATCATCACAACCGCAGCAATGGCAGATGTCTGAGTGTATCCAATACTGATTCCCATTCTCGTCGTAAACGATTTCACCACAGAACTTTTTCTGATTCATTTCATTTCCCTTTCAGTATTCCAAGTAGTCACGGAGATTGTGAACACGATCAGTACGATCAGCGAAGCAATCATCACAAATGACAATCTGACCATACTTGCCATCATGACGAGAACCATACCCAACCGAAAAAGTGAAAGCGACACCTTTCACCGGATCTTCAATCTTTTCAAGAGGTGAGCGAAGCCCTTCCCAATCAAGAACAATGTCACAGTTACAAATGAAACAGTTACCAGTCATATCAGCTCTCCAAATCTGCGCGAACATTCACGCTTTTCAATTCCGACTTTTTCACCCAGAAATAGTTGCATTTATGCAACAAAGCGGGAGTCCATTCTTTTCTGAACTCCCGCTCCCACTTATCCAAACCAATTTTTTGGCAAGGCTCTGACAAGCAATAATCGTAACCCAATTCTGATCGCTCGTCAGAATAGTTTTCCTGACAATAAACACAAACAGCCATCATCAGCCTCCATTGAAATCGTGATCCCAAACCTTGTAAAGGAAAGAAATCATAACGTCAGCATTGTAGTTATGACGAGTATCAAGAATAGTGCCAGCAATCGCATTAGCAATCTGAGGCTTCCATTTTTCCAAACACTCAAAGAAATACTTACCGTATGCTTCAGGATTTCTTTCCCCATCATAACTGCTAGACACATACGACAAAAAATCGTATGGACTCAATCCATCACTCATTGCCAACTCCAATCTGCATTTTGTATTGGTGAAGAATAAAATGGGCAGATAACCTTTGTCCAACAAAGATAACGTTTATACAAGACTTTGATATAAACACACAATGAAGTTTATACAGGTTATCCATCACGCCAGGAGTAGCGCTAGCCCATTCCAGCGCCCTTAGCAGGATTCGAACCTGCAACCTTATGATTAGAAGTCATCTGCTCTATCCATTGAGCTATAAGGGCATGTGAGCAGTTTATACTCATACTCAGGAGGGGAGTTTCTTGGTGGTGAAGATACCCTATGTAGAGCCATCACCTAACGGTTGGCGGAATATCCTCCTTACCGACTCTTGACCACCAAGAAAGGGAGCAGTTTATACTCATACTCAGGAGTTTTGTTATTCAGTCACCCCGATAATGCCAAGAATGACCATGCATCTTCTCAGCCAAATCCAAATCACTTTTGGTAATCACACCAGCATACATTGCTGCAGACCAATACGAATACGGAGAACCGTAGTAGAAGTCATCTTGACGATTTTCCTTAGCCCACTCGTTGACATCAGCCCGCAACAAGTGCCAATACACATCATGAGACATAACCCAACTCCTTTCTTGCTTCCTCATCCCAATTGTAAGGAAGATTACTCTCGATTTCAAAAGCGTATGAAGTAGAAGCATCGTCAGCGTCATTGTAATCTACAACGACTTCACCATAGGCTCCGAAATCGTGATTCTGCCAAACGATCCTAAACTCAACACCATCACGCTCCCAATCAGGAAACTCACGCTCCAACTGGTTGATATATGCTTTCATTTCACGAATCGCATTCTTGCGGTAATCAGGATCACCAACCTGAGCGCAATCTTCATCACAAGGCACAGGGCCAAGATACAGATAATCTTTCATGGTCTTCCCTTTCCAATCCACATGTTGTGAGTTTGCTTGATCATTTCAACAAACGAAGCGAAGTCGTCAACCATAATCGACAACTCCATATTGTCACAAATAAAAGTGACATACTTGCCAACACCAGCTTCTTCTGACATCTCAAACATCAGACTATCCGGCGACAAAAACATTTCCGCACAACCACTCATCAAAACTCCAGCTTATTCATCAAACCGAACTTACCATTGACACGATCCTTCACACCTTCGAAGAACCAATACTCATTCTCACCATCGCTGTACAAACCATGAACAGCAACAACAGACATACCATCATCATTTCCAGAAGGGCGCGGATAATCAAAAAACTTCAAAAGCCGCGGATACTCAAAGAAACTGACATTTTCAATGAAGTTGTAGAACTCAGTCAACTTCACGCCATGAATCAGATAATCATTCTTCACCCGATCCTGAAACTTTTGATTCAATTCTTTGAATTGAAGCATCACTCATCACCTCCGTAGATTTCATTCCAACATTTATCATGAGTACCAGAAATCAGCATCTCACGATTCTCAATACTCATTTCAGGAAACGCCTCCTGCATCAAAGCGCCATTCTTATACCTTTCCAGATCACTGTTAGTAACAGCAATCAATCCGCTATCACCACAATGATAGCAAGGCTTAGTCATCAAGATGGCAATATCCATACCGTGATACTTTTCCAAAAGCATCTGGTATTCTTCAAACAAAGGACTGCTTTCATGAAGATTGTCAACAATGTACATATCATTCACCTTTCGGATCGTAAGCGGTATCATTCAACAAATTGCTGATCGAAGCAACGACACGATCAACAAACTCATCAGCAACCTCAAGCCGATCATGACGGATAGCGTGAAGCGCATCTTGCAGCAAATTCAGATCTTTAGACAAACCACGACGCAAACGATGAACAACAGCCAAAGCGTCAATGTAGTCCAAGAAGAACTGCTCTTCCTTATCAGTTGCAAATACTTTGTTACTCACAGCTTGATCCTCACTTCTTTAGTTTCACGAACAGTCTGAACAAAAATTCTACGGTCATTCAAAACCTTGATAACCTTGTCCATCTTTTCATTCTGCTCAGCCAATCGCTCAGCACAAACAATGTCAACCTGTTCCTGGTCTTCCTTACTCCAACCATAACCACGCGCTTTCCACGCCTCATCAGGAACATCAAACCTAGTCCAAGACAGGATCGGAACCCAAGCCGGAAGCTTTTCCCTTTTCTCACGAAAACGACCAACGATCTCAGATTCGTCAATCTCTTCAAAAAAGTCACTCATCACTCAATCTCCAATCACTTACCGTTACCGGGACGCTTACTGATGTTGATAGCATTCTCCTTATCGCGAGCGAATGCAGTATTCGGAATGTTTGCCGCACCATAAGCTTCAGCACGATACAACTTCTTAGCACCAGCAAAATACTTACTGTACGCAGTACCCTCGGGATAAATAGCATCAGTAATATTGCTGTTGAGCGCACGCAATACCGAAGAAAGACGCAAACGAATATCATGATCGGTCAACAATCCATACTCATTGTCGACAGAAAAGAACTCAGTAACAATGCCGTAATCCTTACCACGAATCACAACACGTTCCCCAACCCAACTTTTAGCGATATCAGACATCGAACGCATACCTACTCCATTTCCTGATCTGAACTTTTACCTGATACAAAACCCGAAGTGAGAAATATGACAAATAACAGCACAAAGTAAACATAAATGTTTGCGCTTTGTTGATGTATTTGTTACATATCCGATCCACTAAGAACATGATATCGGCTAGGCATTGGGTAGGGATTGGATCGCCATATGTAACGGAGATATCAAGTATCTGGTCTAGTGACAGGCAGACAATCGGCAGGCAATCGGTCGGGAATTAGTCGGGAATAGCGTCGGGAGTAGGAAGGTAACGTTAAAAACGCTAGCGTCCTTAACGTTAAAAACCGAAGTTCTTAACGTTAAGGACGCCCATCATTTCATTATCATATTTATTACAAATTTTAATATATTTTTTTTCACGGAACAGCAGCCTGCTACAAAAATGATTTTCCTAATCAGATTCTGAGCTTACAATGAACCGCTCTAGCTGATCAAACATCCTGCCTTCATACTTAAACCTACCAAGGTGTATAAAATCAATACTTGGGTCTACCCAGATATCGCCGCCAATCTTTGAAAAAAGGCGGCAGAAGCCATAATCTTCTGACAGAAACCTATTCGTGTCATCGTCCACGAACGAGTTAAAGAACGCATAGGTGTGCTTCTTTTCCTGTTCAGAAAGCGACCCTGTATCATCAGAATATTTCAACTCAGGGTAGGCCTCAACCATCCGTTCAATCACATCTCTTTTGATCAACATGAAACCAGTACCAGCTTCATAAATCTTCATCGCACCATTGTCAATCTCAATGTCGCCACTCCGCCCCTTGACGGCATTAACCACATATCTCATGCTCTTTGACATAAGATTTTCAGGAGCAACACCTTTATTGGATAGATCAGAGATCACATCCCAATTCAAATTTTTAATTGGATAAGAACCAGTCATAACATCTTTATCATGCCATAAAAGCTTAATAACATCCTCATAACTAAAACCAATATCTGCATCAATAAACATCAGATGTGTAAATTCAGTATTAGCAAGAAACTTTGCAACTAGCGTATTTCTACCCCTATTGATAAGGGAATCAGAAACAGTTGAGATTCCAAAGTCCAGGCCTATAGAAGAAAAACCAACAGCCGCTCTTATCATAGAAATCATAAACGGCTCAGTAACCGTTTGGTCATAGCAAGGAATTGCAATCATAGGATGCCATTGACTAATTTGATCTTGAGTTATTTCAATTTTTTGATCTTGAATTTCAACCATGAAGGCATTATATCAAAAAAAAACCCCCAGCTTTCGCTGGGGGCCAAAAACTTTCTAGTTTTTATTTTTAAATCATGAAGACTTAGCTGTGCGCTTACCGGCAGTCTTAACTCCAACCTCAGAAGCCTGCACACCGCTTTCCTCTACAGCTTCAATAGGCTTAGTGGGAACCTTTTCGTTACCAGCACGATTAGCCTTAAAGTAAAGAGCGCCTGAATCGCGATCGAAGCGGATGATTACTTTATAACCAAGCTTCTTAGCTTGAGCACGAATGCGCTGCTGCATTGAGTTATAAGCATTTCCAGGCTCAATACCCTCAATACAGTAACGCTCACCCTTGCTAGCTGAGTCATGCAATGCCTGAATAATTGCCTGAAGCTCTTCAGAAGCACGACCTTGACGAGTGATCTCTGGGAAATGGTCTACCTTAGTAATGTTGAACATTTGTCTTTCCTTTGTTGCTCCGACCCTTTATTGGGCCTTTCCTCAGGAAGAGAACCGCTCTCATCCCGTGACAAGCACGTTATCAGGACATCGGGCCAGAAAGTGCGTCGAAAATAAATTTATCCAAAAAAAATATTACTCCGCACAAAAACGTCATCAAAAATCGTCGCCAGATATCTCAGCAGTTTTATCAATAGTTTTCTTAGACGACCTCTGAGAGGTCGGCTTCTCAATGCTCTCAAGTTCTGTTTGCATATCAGAGATAGCTGCAACTAGCCTATTGATCACAGCTTGCTGAGCCATACTGTCAAGCCTGAGCTTGGAATTTTCTGCACTTAAAGTTTCAATAATTTTTTGAGGTTCAACACTCAAAAGTTCCTGAATGTTTACAGTGTTTCTAGCCATGGGTTAATATTTTCCTTTCGATTAGTGTTTTCAAATTCTCCGATATTTCTATTGAACGTCTGAGTATTCATAAAATTTTCCATGTCGTCATCGTCAATATCGAAGTCATCTCTAGGATACATTATTTCAATATCGATTTCCGTATCGACTGCGATATTTTTTACACAATTAGCTACAGCGCCAGCGAGAGCGTCTGCTAAATCTTTTGATCCAGTTGAAGGGTGATCGATTCTGTTATTTCCGAAAAGCCTAAGCTTCAACAGTTCTTCTTCAACAAGAATATTATTCCAATAACCTCTTAATCTAGTATCATAAATAGCCGTCAATAGTGTGTCGTAGTCTGTTTTTTTGACGCTATGAAAATCTGCGTTTATCCCCTGCGCCCTTAATGACTGAATCATTTCAACAGACTGCCACCTGTCAAAAGTAACTTTTGCAACATCAAACTTTCTACACAAATCAACAATCATTTGACGAATAGCAGCAAAGTTGATCTCATTGCCAACATTCGCCTCCCATGAGTAAACAAGATCGACATTCACTACTGGAAGAACTTCTGTTCCTATAGATGTCTGAATCTCTTTCATGCCAGCGCCATGAACAACGCATAACGCAGCCCTATCTCGTTTCAATGCAAGGTCTACATGGATAAACCTGACCCGACCATCAGAGCCATTAAACCAAGGCTTAAATGTGCCGTCATCCTCATCAATTGGGCTATCTGCATAATTAAAAGCTTTCCTCACCAAATCAGGATCTCTAAAGTATGCGTCTTCCATGTTTGGAGGTTCACACTCAAACCTAGCCCTAGCCTCAACAGGATTCCTGATATATTCTGATTTCAAATCTTCTTTTTTAATTGTGGGATTAACTTCCCAAGTAGCGGCTTTCACAGTCCAAGTCTTAGGCTCTTCTTTTTCATTAGCATTATAGTACCTAGTCTCAATGAAATCCCCCTTGTATCTAGGGAACGATAGCAGAATAACTTTACCAACTTCAGGAAAGCGAGACATTACAGATAGCTTACTCATGTTGTAAATAGCAGAAGCAGACCCTTTAGACCTCACTTCACCACGCAATTCGGCATCAGTTTTAAAAGCTGCAATTTCGTCCAAAACAACAGTCATAACTTCGTATCCTTCCCATCCTTCACTTTCAGAGTGCCCAGAGAAACATCTAACTGGTCTTGAGAAGAAAAAAATCTCAGACACTCTGGGTTCAAAACCAACCTCATTAAAGAATGGAGAAGAAAGCAGTAGGTTTTTTAAAGGTTCAAAGAACACTCTTTGCGCCTGTTGCGCGTTAACAGCCAGGTTCAGCAAGTCAATATATACACCATTAGCCTTACCATAGTAGTTGAGAGGATCCCTTAAGCAATGAAGTAGATATGTGGTGTATGCGATTGATATCCTAGAGCAGTGATCTTTACCACTACCCTTCCCAAGCATACATATCACCTCATTATCGGTGTACTTATTGTAATACTCACTGCCAAGCTCTTCACCCATCAACTTTTGCAAAGTGGGTTCTTTAAATATCTGAGTGCTATGTTTAACGATTTCCATTTGGATCTCAGATAAAGGAGGTAACCCAAGATACTTCTTATCTTGAACAAATACCTCAATAGGTACAGGTTCCTCTTCAAGCTCATCCTGCCGAAGCAGTCTATCGAAATCTTTGAACTCTAAATTTATACCTATAAAATCTGACATAGCTTATTTCAAAACCTTTATGGGGGAGGTTGTCAAAAGACGACTGGATCACTCAATAACTTCAGCATCAGTTATAATTCTATCGTTAAACTGATCTTCTTCATTCATTAATTCGAAAGCAAGAGAAAGTTCCCTTCTTACTTGGTCAGCTATTTCTGGATGCTGAGAAATAACGTCTCTCAATATTTTTGACAATATATGGTTAACGTTCTCAGCTCTCTGCATTCTTTGAATATATTCTGCATCAGCATTGTTGCTACCAGACAGTAGACGATGAAGCTGAGCCTTTTTGGTGGCAACATCGCCAGCTAACTTTAAAGCCTGGATCCTTTGAGCAATCATTCCATGATCTGTAGCAATTGAAACTGTTTCCCATGCCTCTTTACTTATTTGATCAAACTCATCTAAAGCTTTTATTGTATTGTATTGAAGCTTTTCAAGAAAGTATGGATCATGCTCAGCTTGCTGAGCTAGTAGCTTTTTATACTCATCAACATATTTTTTAGCAGTCGCTTGAGGTACAGAGAGCAAAGATGCTATCTCATGGTTACTGTACCCTTTAACATGCAGAAGGCCAGCTTCAGTTATATCTTTAGCCTGATCTATAATTGTTTTATCTTTTATTGGTTCAATATCTGGCATAGCCTATCACCGTACTCAGAAACCACAGTATTCCATGAATATTCCTTATGAATAATTTTAGCAGAATTATATGTTTTTTGCTTTATATATTCATAATTATTTGCAACCCAAATCATTTTATCGCAAAGATCATCAAAACTAGGAACAGCCCACTCCCCACAATTAGTATAAATACCAAATTGATTTTCATTGCCCCACTTAAAATCCAGCGGTACTGACATACCAGCATATTCAGTACATGCTGTTGCATTAGTGCATATGGTCGGCAATCCGCAACCGATGGAGTTGAATGGGATCATACCCCAACCCTCACCGTTCGTGGGATATATTAAACAATGAGCGGACCTATAAAGATTCCCAAGATCATAATCTGATATTTCATCATCAATAACGAAAACGCGATCATGGTTTGATATAGCTCCATGATTCATTGAATCTGTTTTCCATCTTGCATCAGTTGGGCCTACTGATTTAATTATCAATCTATAATTTTTATTGCTTCCAAAAGTTTTTATGAAAGCATCAAATGCCATTTGAGAATTTTTTCTAGTGGATGGAGAGCCAACATGCAAAAATGTAAACGGACCATCATTAACTTTATCTGATGCCCAAAAATAATCAGAGTCAATACCAAGCTTGAAGGCATGAACATTGGAGTGTCCTGTGCTCTCTTGAAAAACCTCCGAAGCCCAAGACGATGTTGTCCATATTTCTTGAGATAAATTGATATTTTTAATCCAATTAGAAGGTAACTTATTTGTTTCCCAATAACTAAAACCAATATTATATTTTGTTTTAATTTGATAATCAACTGGCAGGCAGTTATTTATCAATACATCACTATCAAGATAGCGGCCAGAAGGTACTTCAAAATACTCGCCATTTGGCGTTATGCACACCAACCTCTCATGCTCCAAACCAGAAACTAAAATATCCTCTGGACTCAGAATGTCTATTCCTGACATCGTAAGTCCAGAGGATATTTTTCTAGATGCATAACCGTAACCGTCAGCTACTTTGTTCGATAAAGCTCTCCAAACGATTCGGCTGTTCATCATTATTTTCTACAACTTTATAAAGAGTGAAGTCTTTAAAACGCTTCACCTCTTCAAGATTTTGTTCAACCTTGACGATTTTGATATCGGAACACCCCCTTTAAAAATAGAAGGAATCGAAGCAACAGGGAGAATCGTATCACGAAATCTATCCGTTTTCACGGATTAGTGAGTTTTTCTATCATTCTTTATTAAATACAAGCTTCTTGTTAACAGATACCGATTTTTCATTTAAATAGCCCCAATCGTAGCCGTGATCTTTAGTGAATTGAACTCTATAGTTAAACCAGCCGCTCACAGCTCTCCAAAACTTTGGATCAGTATTTTTTTGGAGATCAACAAGCTCGTCAGTTGTTAACAGAAAAGAAAGAACACCTGTCGGCATATAGACAACCATATCATATCCATCATCATTATTCATTGCATACTCTTCAAGAAGATTTTGAAAAGATTGAATAATTTTTTTGACAGCATCACCTGAATAGTAGTCGATTTGACCAAATGGATTTCTAATTCTAGGGCAGTAATCATCTACACCAGTAACTGTTCCAAAAGTTCTACAAACCATAGGGCGAAAACGATAAATTGTGCAACCATTTTTAAAAAATGTACATTTACGCTCAGTCTCACCACCAATCTGCCATGTTTCATCATACATGGCCTCTTTCAGACCAAAAACAATATCCTCAATCCATTCATCAGCGAAGGTTTTTCCTTTATCTTCAAGGTAAAGATAGTATTGTTGAGTTATATTGAAAGCAATATTCGCACATTCCATCATCGGGATAGTTAGACCAATTGTGCAACATTTACCAGATCCAAGACACTTATATTCCGTCTCATTCTGCTTTGCTTCTAAAGATCTAATTTGGTTATAAACCATATCTAGATGAGCAAAAGTTTGTATATCTTTAGTATTTACTTTACGCCTCAACGTCCCATGCCTTTCTTTTTATATGAGTTTATTTTCTTCATCTCACGACGCTTTTGTTCAACACGTTCCTGCATTGGCGACTTAGGCCTCCTCATAGATGTCGTTGAAAGATTTCTACCTTTACCCCTATACTTTAAAAGATCATACTTCTTAACCCAGTTATAAACTGCCTGAGGAGTCACATCAATATTGTATGACTTTTTTAAGATTTCGCAGATCTTTGTTAGGTTCAATCTTTTTTTAACATAATGATCATATAGCCATTGCTTATCTTTGTACGGCTCCATACCCATGATTAATATGATACCATAACGCTATACCGACTGAGTCGTTAATGTCTTCATCTTCAGTACTAAAATTTATTGATTTTTCAATAATATTTTTAACACGGTCTTTTCTTTCTTTAGAAAGTCTTTTTTGAATATTTTTATTTCCGTGTTGTTTTATTATTAATGCTTTATCGTTTTTAGACACATTCTTATATCCAATACCACTTTTCCAAACTAAGGGGTTCACATCTATCACGCTATTACAATGATCATCTAACGTCCCCCATGTGAAACCAATTATGTAAGAAATAATCCTGCTTGACTGAAAATTTTGGATATAAACAGACTGCTCTACGACTGCAGCTTTAGGATTATAGTTTTCACAAATAGTCTTCAAATTTTTTTTAATTATAGCAAATTTATTTGATATCTCTTTTTCGTTTTTAAAATCAATCTTTCCATAATCAACAACAGAAAGGCCAGAAGGTCCTGAATCACAAACAACCCACGCTAGAGAATGAGAGGCTGGGTCTATAGAAATAAACCGAACGCTTTTAAAAGATCCGACGATCTTACCTATACTCATCTCTTAGCTTGTCCTCATTCCAACCCCAAGAGACAAGCCTCATTATGAAACGCTCTGTTTTACATTTCTCACATATCTCTTCAGAGTTGTACATTGAAAGAATTGTATCGCAATTTTCAGTAATACATCTTCTTTTTTTTGTTTTCTTTTCTTTATTAAAATAATATTTATCTAATAATTTTTTATTGGTTACTAATCTTCGACATTCCGGTCCGCAATATATGGCGTTGTAAGTTTTAGGTAAAAAAGATTTATTGCATAACGGATTTTTACAAACAGCTTCATCAAAATGACTCGTATTCTTTCTCTCCAACAGGAGCCTCCGACCAGCATTGCGTTGCTAAATCGCAATTAGCACAATGCTTTGAACTCCTTTTATAAGGTCGTTCCGGCATAATGCCGTCAATATAATTTTTATGAAATTTTCTATACTTCTTAAAAAGCTTCTCAAGAAATGCATCATCTCGCTCTATGTAGATAGGTAATATTTTTTGATTGTTTTTATTTTCATAAATAACAAAACCACTATCTAAATTAAGACAATGCATGTAAATGTTAGCCTGTCTAACATGATCATCAGATGGCTTGTGATACAACTCTCTATACTGAAACCCTTCAGCAGAAATAGACTTAAGTTCGATAAGTTTGTGGCCACCAAGATCAATAATTCCATCAGCGGTTCCCTTGATGGGTGGGTCATCATTAGATAACGGAATCTCCTCAGCGACCAGGATTCCCATATCCTTGAAATAGGAATACAGACGATCGTGAACGGCGTGACCGTTATCAAAAATTCGGTACGTCTGAGGTGAGAATGACGGTGTATAAGTTATGCCATCAAACATGTAATACCAATACCTGGCACACTGATTTGTTGAACTAGGCCTAAAGAAATCAACCTTTTTATAAACAGGTTCATTTCTCTTGGTAAGAGAGATATCAATACTTTCGCATAACATACTCTCCAGATCACGACCCGACAAAAGCACAGACTCAACAACAGCTTTTTTGTCTTTTGCCGCACCTTTAAGAGCAGAAATTGATTTCAAGACGAAACTCCTTTTGCAGCAATTTTTAAAACATTGATATTTTCACTCAAAGCCTCATACATTGTTTTCCAAATATCATTGGTAAACTTGTCTTCCTCAGACATTACTTGGGATTTCCTCTTATAAACTTGAGATTTAATAATCATCGCAGTCCTAAATGCAGCAAGCTGATTAGCATACTTTAGAGCCTGACCTCCTACATAATCTTGAGGATTATTAATAATATCCTCAACAATACGCATACACTCTAAAAACTCACCACCCTTATCTCCCATCATATGACTTATAGTATCATAATCAACAAAAAAATTAGCCATTAGAATTCCTATCTAAAATTATTGAAAACAAATCAGTATGCTTTAGCTTTGGAGGATGAATTAAATGCCATGTCAAGATAACCCACCCACCAGCAACAAACAGCGACGTGTGCTTTCTAAAGAGGCCGCTTTTGAAGGCTTTTGACATAGTTTGCCTTCCAGTCTTAATTGCCCAGTAATCAAAAATCACAACTACTAAAGTTGTTGCAATCCATCCAAAAATGCCATGATTTTCAATCTTTTTCTTTCTCACGATTTTTCTCTAAAATTATATCTTTAGATCTCTGAAGTAAAGACTCACACAAATCTATTGGATCAATATCTTCGTACCACTCGAAAGTTGAAATTAGCCCTGCTGAATAGTAGAAAGCAGTTCTATACAAAGTAAGCTCATCAATATCGTCTTCACTCATAATCAGATCCGTCAATTAAATCTTTAAACACTTGCCAGTCAATTATAGCAACTTTTACATCAGAATCCTCCCCTAAAACAACAGAAATACAAGGATATCTGTATTGGCTTCTCCAGGCATCCTTACGATGCTTTAGCCACGCAGCTCTTGTCAAGCTAAAACTAGAGCTATTATGCTTATAATCAAGAAGAAATCTATGAAAGGTTGCATCACCCTTCTGGAATCCTCGTCCAGAATTCTTGACCGGCTTAGCGTTATCGATCTTAGCCTCTCTAGCCTCATCCCTCTTCATTTTCAGTTCCTCCATTCATAATTTCATTTTGAATATTCATAATATCTGAATCGGACAGATCAATCGAATTCATACCATTCCATTTATTTTCTTTATATGAGTACCAAGCTCCTCTTCTTTGAATAATATCATTTTCAATTGCAATTTCTATCAGCTCACGCCTTTGATCAATACGCCCCTCTTGAGGAAGAACGTAATAGTAGCCCTGTGTTCCAATTGTAGGAAGCTGTTTAGTCTTCTCTATAGTCCAAGACGCCCTCTGGCTGGTAATCTTGTTGGTACGATCTTCTCTATCCATCTCTTTCTGAGACATAGACAGAAAGAGTTTCACAATATTATGCATATTGTGATGGACTGTGTTGCCCATCTTAGCTTTAGTCACAGCATACATTCCACTTAGATCAATCGTTTGATGGGCGATAAAAAGCATGATATTTCGTTCTTTATGAAGATGATTTACTAGCTTTTGGAGAAAGTAGCCTTGAGATCTAGCTTGTAAACCCATAGCTTTGCCACCGTCTGGCTTATCATAAAACTCTTCTTTGATAATATTTGAAAGACTATCAAATAAGAAAATATGCTTTTCATCTGGATGGTTTAGGTAGCCAGTCAAATGTCTTAGAATATCTTCAACCACAGTAGACTGCACAAGCACCACATCATTAATATCAATGCCGCACTTTTCAGCGTACTGCTCAGAATAAGAATATTCAGAATCAACGATGACAGGTCGATACCCCATTTTCTGGGCCTGAGCGAGAATTCTGAAGCACATAGTTGTCTTACCAACCGATGGTGTACCCCAAAATAAATGTGTTGCGCCAGTATATAAACCTCCACCTAGCGCAAGGTTTAGACCAAGGCTAGGTGTTGGAATAACCTCATGAATAGGGACGGTATCGCCTTTACGCTTATCAACAAATAACATTAAAACTCCTTAATCTATTAGGGGATCGCTATCCAATTTTCGCCATCGGAATTCTCTATTGAATAACCGATGTCATGAAGCATATCAGAAACAGTCCACTCAGCGTCGCAAGACTTGTGATTATTTTCATAACAAATAACCGGACGACACTTTTTTATTGTTTCAAAAGCGCCACTAACAACATAAGGCTCATAACCTTCAACATCAATCTTTATAAAATCACAAGACATTTTCAAACTATCAATCGTAATCATCTTGACACGCTCACCACCAGATCCAATAGAGATCCCGGCTAGATTGAAAATATTTTCATCATCATAATAAGCATTTTTAAAAGCGTTAGAGCCATCTTCTGAAAACTTATTCATCTCAGCGTCACCAACAAAATGACCAACTGCATTATTATAACAATGGACATCTTCAAGATTATTAGACTTCACATTTTTTACAAGCAAACTATACATAGCAGCTTGAGGCTCAAAAGCATAAATCTTACAATTTGGATTTATTCGCTTATAAAGAATCGTGTGTGAGCCACAATGAGCACCCACATCTAGAACTACAGAGGACGCTTTTATAAAATCACTTAAATTATCTAGCACGAAATTTTGCTCAAAAAATAAATTATCTTGCTTCTGTTTTAACATCTCTTCGTCATTATCAAAATACTCTATACTTCCAAACTTATTACTAATAATAAAAGTCATCACTCTGGCGCTTTCAAGTTTTTTCTATTAATGTAATCTTCAATTGTGATCAGTGAATTTTCATTTGCAAAAGTGTAAGAATCAAGCCTAGCCGCTACTTCCAAATCTTTAACGTCATTCAGCTTAGCTGCAAACCACCCGGTCCCACCAATCAAATGTCGCATTTTTGCATACATAGATGGGAATACAACAATTTTCAAAGTACGCTCTCCATCCCATGCATACACATTAGCCATATCTTTACCTTTAGCAGTAACAAAAGTTCTTGTACTAAAGATATACAAAAGGCTACGATCAGAAAACGCATCACCAAGCCCAGTATCATACAACCATGAATACTCATGATTCTTGTTAAGACTTTTGATCTTAGTCAGATTATATAGATCAGAACCAACATAATCGTAAGCATCACAGAACATATGTAAAGTTCTGTCACCGATAAGACAGTACAAAAAATCCCTGTTTGCGATCTCAGCATTTCTATCACAGAAAACGCTGACAGACGCTGTCTGGTCCTCCATCTCCACACGCAAATATTTCGGGGTCTTCTTAGTTGACCTAATAACAGCTTTCACCATTCTCAGATCAGAATAAATCTCATGGAACCCGTCAATAGGTTCAACAAACTCATCCATCTCGTTATTTGAAGATGACATGTTGAAAGCAAAACCAAGAATTGGTAAATAATATTTCTCAAAATCATAAGAAGAAATATAACCAATATTTTGAAAACACCCCACCTTCTCCATGTTTTCTTTCAAAGGAGCTTTAACTGATGTTTTACTACATTTATTGACAAACTCATCATAAGAAGAATAAGGACGATGTTTAAAAATCTCAGCAATGGCGTTCTTGCCACATCCAAGAATGTTCTTCAAACCAAAACGAATACCATTCTCATCAATAGAAAAGGATTCGTCAGAAGCATTTACATCAGGAGGCAAAACAGTAATCCCAAGACGTTCAGCCTCCATCAAGTAAGCCGTAATTTTACTCTTCTCACTTTCATTTGAAAGCATCGACCAAATAAACTCACGAGGATAATTAATCTTCAACCACATCGTCTGATATGAGAGCATCGAATAGGCGACAGCGTGCGACTTGTTAAACATATACAAAGCAGCAAGCTCAAAATCAGCCCAAATCTTCTCAGACTGCTTGCGAGTCAAATAAGTATTGCTACAAAACTTTTCTCTATATTCATCAAAACCTGCAGCATCACGTTTCTTACCAATAATCTTACGAAGCTTATCAGCCTCAGACCAAGAGAAATCGGCAAGAACAACAGCCATTTGCATAAGCTGTTCCTGAAAGATAACTGTGCCATAAGTGTCAGACAAAATATCTTTTACGACTTCATGAGGATACTTCGGGGAAGCAACTCCCTTTTTACAATCAATATAAGCCTGACCCTGAGAAAGAAGCGCACCAGGCCGGACCAAGGCGTTGGACACTACCAAATCGTTAAAATTGTCGATACCCATTCGATCAATCAAATTGCGATAAGCAGCAGCATCAGCCTGAAATACACCGACAGTATTGCCATCATTAAAATTCTGGAAAACGGCAACATCGTCAAGTGCTAAAGACTTCTCTGTGACATCGACACCATGAATCTCACGGATCTTTTCAATGCAGTCCTTGATAACAGAAACAGTCTTCAACCCAAGAATATCAACTTTGATCAAACCAATCGACTCAGCGTCCTCCATATCAAAAGATGTAACAGGAGAACGACCATCACCGGAAGCATTCTTGCGACTCTCAACAGGACAAATTTCAGTCAAAGGAACAGAAGAAACAACCATACCGGCAGCATGAACACCAGTATTTCGGATACGGCCCTCAAGCTTCTTGGCAACAGGCAGAACATCCGGATACTTCTTAATAAACACCTTACCTTTATCAGTAGACTGCAACTCATCAAGAGTCTCAAAAAATGGTGTCACACTATTCGTTTCATCAAAAGGAACCTGAAACACACGGGCGACATCTTTAATAACAGATTTAGGCTTAAAAACACCATAAGTTGCAATAGCAGCAACATTATCAGACCCCCAACGATCAGACAAATACTGCTTCACCAACTCACGCCGCTTATCCTCAAAATCCAAATCGATATCAGGATAATCATTGCGGTCAGGATTCAAAAAACGAGAAAAAAGCAACCCATACTTAATCGGATCAACCTTAGAAATATCCAACAAGAAAGCAATAAGAGAACCACCAACAGAACCACGGCCAGGACCACGACCAATATTGTTCATATCAGCCCACTTAACCAAATCCCAAACCATCAAGAAATAGTCGGCAAACCCCAATGAAGAAATAATAGAAATCTCTTCACCCAGACGGTCCAAATAAACCTGACCAGACAACCCCTTGTCTTCAATAGCATTCAAACACAAATCCATCAAATACTGATCGGAATCCAAAGCCTTAATATACTTCGGCAAAAGATTATTTTTCTTCTTCAACCTAGCAGAACACTTATCCGCAACCTCAACAGTATTTTCAAAATAAGAAACGTCATGAAAACCTTTATCCGCAAACCACGACATCACTTCAGAAGCATCGGCAACATAAGGATTAATCTCATCAAACCGCAAAAAACGATCCGGATACATCCTATTAATCATCTCAGTAACATTACCACCACCAGACAACTTCTCCTTAGCATTACGAACCTGCGCCGTATTCAAAGAAGGATACTGAGAAATCATCAGCAAAACTTCTTCATCATGAGCATCATGAGCAGTAGGGAAATGACAATCAGCAGTAGCAACAACTTTCTTCCCAAAAGAAGAAGCAAGATCAATCAAAGACTTATTCAAAGACACAGGATTCCAAGCCTGAACCTCATAATAAAAATCATCACCAAAAATACTGATAAAGCGCTCAGACAACCGCTCCGCTTCAGTTAAATCACCACGCTCAATCGCCTTAGAAATAGCGCCACCCATACACCCAGACAAAGCAACAACATCACCATCAACTAAATCCTCCAACAAATCAAAATCCAAACGAGGCTTGTAATAAAAATTGTCACCCCAACCAACACTATTGGCCTTAAACAACTTTCTTAAGCCCTCATCGTTCTTAGCGAGAAGAATCAAATGAAAACGTTCCTGCTTTGAATCAGAATCGCGAGCAACAGAAGGAACAAAATAAGCCTCAATACCAAACAAAGGACGCACACCAAAAGAATCACAAGCATCCTGAAACTTCAGAACACCACCCATCGTCCCATGATCAGTAATAGCCGCAGCAAACTGGCCATTAGAAGACGCAACCCTAGCAATATCCAAAGGAGTAGACATCCCATCCAACAAAGAATACTCACTATGACAATGCAAATGAACAAAATCAACCACGGCCAGAACCCTTCCTAAACACTAAAGCAGTAGAATAATCACGATGAGCATGAAGCTGCCGCTTATTACCCGGCTGCTTCCTAAACCCACGAACCATCAAAGAATCTACCAAACGAACCCCCGGAAAAAGCTCAGCACGATCAGAAAAAAGACGAGTCTGCCACACCATCCGACCAGACGTAACCTGATCCTGACACTTCAAAACAACAAACTTCGAAGCAACACGACAACACTCATCAACACCAGCATAAATCAACTCAAGACGATCAGCAGCAGAAACATAAGAGCCACCCACCCCATAAGAATCATCACCAGCAAACTCGCCAGAACGACCATTCAACTTATAAGGAGGATCAAAAACCACCGTATCAAAAGAACAATCACCAAAAGGCAAATCTGTGAAATCCACCGAAACCCCTAACGGCGACTTCTCCACAACCAAATCACAACCAACAAACACCTCCGGACAAAACTTAGACCACCAACGACCCAAACCATACGTCACATCCAAAACAGAACCAGGAAAATAACCAATCTCAGCTAAATCAACAACAAGATCAGCATTACTCGTCCTGTCACCAAAAGCATAAACAGTCACAAAACCTACTTAACAGAACGACCCGAACCAGACAACGCAGTAAAAACAAACCAAACAATACCAAGCTTCCAACTATACAAAAAAGTACAAACAACAGGTATACCAGCAACAACCAAAGTCTCGGCAACAGAAAAAATTCTAGACCTACCAGACATATCAAACCTCCAAATCAAACAAAGATCCAACAGAATCAAAATCATCCCAAAACTGGGAATTATACCAAGCACGCCTCAGAAAAGCCTTACCACCACCATCAACAACAGAACGAACCTCATAAGGATTATCCTCAACTAAAAACAACCCACCACAATCACGCAAAACATCAATCTTAGAACCAACATCAGCAAAAACAACATCAGAATACTGAAACTTCCAATCATCCAGCCAGTCATGCACACAACCGCGAGAAGCATCAGAACTACGAGCAGTCACAAAAACAACATCAAACCCGCGACCCCACAAAGAATTCACAACATACCAAGAAGAAACAAAAGGCTTCAAATTCTTCCAAAACAAAACATCACCAAAAACATCAGAAGCCAACTCATCCTCAAAACCACCAACAAGCCAATGAGCATAGTCATAATTTTCAATGCCAAGCCGGTCCAAAGCGACATTGATGCCAGCTGCGATATCCGCGATAACACCATCAATATCAAAACATACAGTAGCCATAATTACCTCAAAAAATTAAAGAATGTGGGCGTCCGCAAAGCGATAAAGTGAATAATGCAAGACACACCGCCCACAAAACTTTATGATACCAAAATCACCAACTGTCTACGTTAAATTCACCAGTCGTCAAAAACGTCTTCTGCTTTTCATAAGCAAGCACCATGTAAACATTGTCGAGCTGATGAAGCGGAAGATTTGCAATTGACGGGTCAGGATCAGACGCTCCCAGCGGGATCAAGCTGTAATTTGTATCCTGAGCGCCGGACCCGGTACGGCTATACTTAAAAGTCTGATTTGTAATCGTACCAAATTCCTTAGCGTACTCCATGATCATCAGGCCAACATGTCGCTGGTTGAAAGTTGTATCAAGAATACGAGACTCCCAAACCCCATCAATCTCAACAGCAACGTTGATTAGAAGATGAGGCTTCGGACGCCAGCGTGAATCCTGATTAATCTGCTCAGAAGCCCAGCACCGATAGCCATGCTCAGCCATTGATAAAGTAGAGGCGCACCGCCACTTCCAATTGATTGGTGATGTAACTACAGGAACAACAATGCCTGTCCCTGCGTCTTCACTGTACCCGCGAGAATCCTCTGTAAGCTCTTGCAGGAATCTGATTCTGTAAGTGTCTCCTGATTGAAGGTTGAAAAACTTCTTACCAGTCCCCCCAGAAGAACCTGACTGGGGGATGCTCTTTTCGATATCCTTAAGTGTTTTAATGCTTGAAAATGTCATTTTATACTCCAATGTGATTTATTTTATTAATGATAGCATCCTGTATTTGATGCTCTGTCATGTCGCCAGGATCTTTTATGCCGTCAGGTATTTTAACGGTAAACAAGTCCTTGCCACAGCATTGATCAATTATAACACGCTGCATCTCGCGTCCTGCATCATCATTGTCAGAAAATATGATGATTTGATCAAAATATTTACTCATTAGACTAATCTGATTATGTGAAACTTTAGCTCCAAGAGTTGCTACAACGTTTTCAAAACCAGATTGTTTTACTTTTATAGCATCTAAACTCCCTTCACAGACAATTACAGAGTCAAACAGTTTAGCATTCTGTATATTGAATAATACGTCAGCTCTTCTGAAGCTTTTGTTGTATAGATATCTTGGATCTTGCCATTCATGAATTGCACGGCCTATCAAACCAACAAGCTTATACTGCGAATCACGAACAGGTATCGTTATCCTATCTTTAACTTTTGAATACCCTATCTCGAAATGCTCCAGAGTTTCTAAACTAAACCCTCTATCAATAAGAGTTGATAGTTTATCTAAAGAATCTAAAGATGAATAATCAATCGCAACAGATTCTATTGAAAGCGTCTCTGATTGAGCAGTCTCATCTAAATACGAGTCCAACTGTCTTTGCAGATTGATAGGATCAAGAATCCACTCTTTACTAAATGTTTTACCAGTAATATGCTTATAAAGCTGTCTAAAATTACCTTTTTTGCCGCAAGAGGGGTTGAAGCATTGCCACAATCCTGTTTTTAAATTTATGTAGCAAGCAGGACTATTAGTATTGTCATGAAATGGGCAATATATCGCAACCTCAGTACCGGACTGCGTATGAACTTCAATATTATTGCTATTTAAAAGATCTAATACTGACTTTTGTATATTACCCGATGAAAACAATTTTGAATCCAAAGAGTTGCCTCTCACGATCATAGTCTGTGATTAAGTTTGTCTTTGAAAACTCAACCTTTTCACTAATAATATCTTCAATCCATTGCCGTAAACGTACGACTGCTTCAATATCAACAGCCTCTCCGCATTCTACATGGACAACATTATCGTTTACCCTACGTCCCATTCTTCACCCCACTTTCCTGTCTCAAGATCCCATCTTAAATAAAAGCCGAAGTGTGTTGCCCTACGAACTTTTCTCGAAACAACTTGAAAAAGATCAGAGTTAAATTCTCTGTGAATCGCCAACACAAGATCGGCATCATAAGCCAATTGCTTAGACCAGGCGACTTCTTCAAGTTCAGGAGGTCTATCGCCATGACCGTCAGACATCGTTACAGCAGCAACATCGATAATCGGCACATTGTTTTTTACAGCGATTCTCTTAAATGCCTTTGATAGATTTTTTGCCTTTTCAGTTTCATTTCTTGCACCAGTCGCATCGTCAAAAAGGCCATGATAGTCAAGAATAACAAGATCAGGCTGATACTGGTCAATCTTAGCCTGAACCATATTCTGGTCTGCAGTTTCAAGACCCTCTGATGTGATCAAGTAAATAGGCTGCTTACCACCAAATGTTTGCTCAGCCCAGCCTTCATAGGTTCCAACAATTGATGGATTAGCTTTAATCAAGTCTGTATTGGTGAAATACCCCTCACCATTATTAAGCAAAGTATCAAGCCGTTGACCTTCTTGCTTCTTATTCATCTCAAGAGAAATGATCATAGGTCGGTAGCCAGCACGCCATGCGTTAACCGCAAAGAGCCTCGCAATAAACGACTTACCTACGCCAGTCCAGCCAAGTAGTACAATGAAGTCGCCCTCTTGCCATCCACCAAAAGTCTTATCAATGACATCAATCCCACTAGGTATCCCTACATACTGCTTATCTGGATTTTTAGATCTTTCAAGAAGATCATCATATCTATCTCGCCACTCTCCAACAAGATCAGTATCTTTTAAAGCACTTGAATACTTATAAAGTTTACTGGTGCTCTCCATCAAGTAGGAGAGAGCTTCTTTAGGACCCATCTCACCAATTAAAGAGTGAGCTTTTGCAACAATCTGCCTTGTCTGAAAGGCCAGCGACTCCTTTTTAGCAAGATCAACATAATACTCCAAAGGTTCAGGAGTATTCATGTATTCAAAGTCTGAGAAATGTGACTTTACTGTATCTTTGGATGGAACCTTTTTATGATCATCGTAATGAGAAACGATAAAGTTCCACACATCACGATATTGAACAAAAACATTTTCAACACCTGAGTTGACAGCGTCAACATAATTTGTTGAATCAATAATTGAATTCAACAGTTTGATTTCGTAGTTCAAGAGTTTTCCAATCTTTTACGGGTTTCTTCTACGATATCTTGAAAGCGAAGCTTAGCTTCGTTTTCATATTTTACTTTTTCAACAATCTGCCTTGATTCAATGGCAAAATCAAAAATAAGAAATGGACCTTGCCTATTTTCAAAATACCACTTTACAGCTTTTTCAAGCAACTCGCCATCATAGTGCTTAACAAGGCTATCAGCTATCTCTGACTGACGAGGGTTGTCCGGAATAAATAATTTATGCGATTTCTCTGAACAGTCCCTGAATAAGTTGATCAGATCGCTTCCAGTTAGTTTCATCTTCCGACTCCGCTTCCTCCCATGTCCTTATAAGGAACTCTATCTCAGATAGTCCGCCGTTGACACCGACAAATTCTGATTTTTCATAAATTGCTGAATACAGGCATTCTAGTCGGACAGGGCATTTCTCACAGATTGATTTTGCAATTTTAATCTCCTCATAATTAGAGGAAATCCAATATGATTGGTTTACATGGTTATTGCATAAAGCCTCTGAAAGCCAGTCAGCTACCATTTTCGCTATCTAGCTCCCGAAGCCTAGACTCAATTTGCTCATCGACAGCCCTCCACAATTCAGCCCATGCTTTTTCATCATTTTCCGACGACGCCTTAACTCTGGCACCAGCGTCAAGCCGAAGAGATTCGTAGTTACCAAGATTCTTAGTAATACCAATTGATGCCCAGATTTCTACATTTGAATTTTCCAATTTAAAAACTCCTATTAATTGTGGTTACTTTATTGTTTAAATTTTGTAACTTCAAATCATTCCAAGATGTATGGAGATGACTTGAAGGTCTGCCTGGAGTGCGATCTGAAAAGAAATCCATAATGTAACGGACTTCTTTAGTTGTATAGAACCTCCAGCTACTGTAGGAATCGTAGCCACTATACTCCGTCGGCTTCTCCAAGAGGCCGCTTTTTTCATATTTTCTTATCGTGTCAGCCCGCCTTTCAACAATTTTTGAAACCTCACCAATTGTATAAAGTCTAACAAGTAAAAGATCTGATCCTTCAATAGGCATCTCCACACAGTTAAGAGATTTAATATTTTGCAAAATAATCTTATTTTTTGATTTTTGGATTTTTTTAACTTTATGAATGTCTCCAGCATAAAGGTAAAATTTGTTAACAATAATTTTATCTGTTAGCACTATGAGACACCACCTTGAAGTTTAGATATAAAACTTTTCAAGAAAGATTGCTCAACAATCTTGGTGTCACCACAGCTTAAACAGACAATATCAACAAACCAAGTATCAGAAATAAGATAAGGCTCATCAATGTATTTAGCCCCTCCACACTTTGAACATTTCAAAGGAATTTTGACTTTAATATCCATATGAATATTTTATCACAGTTCTTGTGCGGAGGGGCTAAAACAACAGAATTATCGCAAAGTGGCTGCGCTTTCCTTATCGCCAATCCTAGAGGCTGCAAACCCCTTGACGACACTGAGCGCTGCAGCAACACCAGCGATTGCTGCAGACTTAGCGCTGCTTGGGTCGCCTATGATCCAAACTGCAATAAAAGCCTGAACGGCAGTCCATAGCGCTCTTTCTGCCATATCAATATATAAATTTCTCATTTTTTCTCCTAATCTAGCCAGCAGTTATATTCAGCTGTAACTATACCCTTTTCTGGGTGAACAAACATCAAAGGCTGTGAAGGACGGCCTATAGCCGCTAAACTTTCCATAGCATAAGTGTTTGTCGACTCCGGGCTTCCTGAAACTCTAACCTGAATAGTGTTAAATGTCATTTTAGTTGGAGTATGCCAGTGCCCAATATAAACATCATCAAAATCTTCACCTAAAGCGCCAACTTTCCAGCCATACACTTTCTTCTGGAAAGAATAGAAAGATGACAAACCATTGAACTGATCGCCGTGACAAAGCAAAGTCTTATAATTACCAATTGCAGGCACAGCGAACCAATGCTTCTCCCCACGACCATCTGGGATATCAAAAGTAATTCGCTTTTCTTTCTCAAAGATCCAATCTACAATCCTATACAGCATTCTGTCAGCATTTGTTTCTGGATCGTGATCACGACGACCTCGGCCGCCAATTGCTCCATGATTACCAATTACTCCAGTAAAATGAACTTGATCAAAATTATCAAGCATCTTTGAGAGGAAATTTTTAAGAATCCTGGGGCCATCAACAGTTACTTGACGGTACAAGCCCCCATCAACCAGAAAAGATTGACCTGGAAAAATAAGCTCACCTTCAACAATATCACCCAACGCCCAAACATGCAGCTTATTAACTGGATGATCTGCTCTCTGGATATTAGTTAGATCAATGATCTTATTAGCATACTGCTCTATACGCTTTTCACATATTTCTGAATTATAGTCTGGCGTAATTTTAGCAAGCTGCCAGTCAGCAATAACCGCAACAGCAACCTCTTCAGTTGAAGAGGTTCTCTTCCTAACCTTCACCGGCGAAGGTGTTGGTTCAGCTTGTGGTGTAATCTTAGTATCAATCACTGCTCTATAAACTGCATCAGCAAGATCATCCTTTTTAGACTTAAGCTTTTCATATTCCTGAACAAGCTTGGTATAAGCAATACGAAGGTCTGAATCAGACGTCGGAACTTCATCCGACAATACATCTTTAGGCATCTCTACAAGTCCAATCTCTTTTCTTAACTTACAGATTCCCAGCGAATCAATACTTTTTCTGCAAGACGGATCTGCATATTTTTGATTCGCAGAGTTAGGCTCAAATTGTAATCTGCAACCATCTGCTTGACATGTTTTCACAAAAACTCCTGTACGCGTATATATTCATGTGACGGTTCTGTAGGTGTATACAATACGCGTCATGGTGTACTAATTAGTAGAGTACCACCGACTGCGTGCAGATGTGTGTCAAATTGAGAATTTTTCTCTTGGAGGTCTGTTGCCACTATTTCTTTTTTTTAAGTGAGGTTTATTACTTTTTGCTACTTCTCTCATTTTATTTTTATGAGCTATCGATGGCTTTTTACCTTCTCTATGAATAGCACTATGTTCCTGAGGAGTACAAAGAAATAAATTTTCAACTCTGTTATCAACTTTAATTTCATTAATGTGATGAACAGTTTCCCAAGGGAGCAACATTCTTCCCAAGTATTTTTCCATTACAGCTCTATGCTCATAAATATAGCCACGAATATTTTTTGGGTGCTCAGGTCTAAGAATTTTTACATAACCCTTATCATCAATATATCTGCCACCCTTAAACCCAGGCGCATCACTAGCCTTTACGTATCCATCTTTCCATTCAATGTCATTACGTTGAGAGGCTAATGCCATACTTACGAAGTACCTCCGATATCTTCAGCATAAAATTCTAAAGGAGAAGTTGACGATGCCATTATAGAATACGATGGAGCGTTTGTTATATCAGAGTTTGCAAATCTTTGAATAGAAACATAAAATTCTTCATTTGTAAGGCCAGAAACTGAAGTATTTATGATGGCGGAATATGAACCGGCACCAAAAAAAACGTCATTTCCAGAACTTCTAACAGAAACTGTTTCAGTAGATGTGTTTGATGAAACATCATAAAATCCAAATAAATGTGGATTTAAATAAAATTTAGCGACAGTTAACGGAGAAACTGTGCCTTGTTTTATATTTAGCTCATACTTAGTGTCTTCCGCGCCTCTTGCTGATACTCTGATTCCAGGCATGGTGACATTAAGCCTTATATACCTATTGGCATCTGCGTTTACTCTGTTGTCAGCACTCGCTGGGCTGTCATCTCTTAAATAAACTAAGACATTCTCTGCAACATCTTCGCTTGGATAAGTTGTCAAAGATGTCAATTTTGAATACTTCAAAAGACCTTGAGGTCTATCGTCTGTGGCAAGTTTAACTTGCTCAATATTTGTAGACATTTGAGAAAGTCTTTCACCAGTAATAGGTGTACCTGTTGCCCAATTTATAAATCTATAATTTTCGTAAGCCATGATAACTTCTATTATACCCCAAAAATAGTTAGAAAACTAAACAGTACCACGAAGCTGGGAGACAGTCTCTTCCAATTCAGTAATTCTAGATCTAGCATCCTGTAATCCTATAGTCAACAAATTAATCCAAGATTTAATATTAATACCTTCTAAAGTTTTAACCACTTCGCCATGCTCATCCAAATCAATACCGCAAGCAACTAGGAAGGGCGAGATAGCCTCCATGTCTTCAGCCATAGGGCCAATCTCAGGTATCCCAGGGGCTGTCTTCCTATTCCACAGAAGCGGGTTTATTTGGTCAATCATATCCGGAACCAACCATTCGCCTACTTCTTGTATATTTTCTTTTGTTCCAGAAAGAGATGTATCTCTGTATATAAAATAAAACCCAAAAGCGTTAACAAGTTCGCATAGTGAACCAGATCCAGTCGGTGGATTTAAACCCATAGTAGCACCGCTTGTCTGAAGAAGCACATTGCCATTGTCTTGAATTCTTAATCTCTCAACACCACCTGTAGAGATAGCTAAATTATCTGCACTAGGGCTAAATATACCAGTATTAGTGTCACTATTAAATCCAAAAGCTGGTTCAGAAGCTGAACTTGAGTTTGCAGTAACTGTATATGCTGTTGAAATACTTGAAAATCCAACACTAACAGCATTACCTCTAATAAATGGATCTCCTGTTTGAAGTATTATATCTGTTGCAACCGTGCTAACATAAGTGCCAGTAAGCCACAATGTCCCAGTAGTCCCATATATATTAGCGCCACTACCCAATAAAATTTGACCTGTTGATATCTGGAGATCATCGTACCCACCAGAACCTTTAACAGTAAGTACGCCAGAAGATGAAACTTTAAAAACACCATTAGCAAAAGTGCCAGCACCAAGCCACATGTTGCCAGAAGAATCAACATGAAAAGAGGATGAATCACTACCTCCAATGTCGATAGTGCCACCAGTCACTGCTCCGCTAATATCTAGAGAAGAACCGTCCCATTTAAGGTAATCAGTCGAATCACCAAAATTTATTTTATACTGTCCACTATCAAGACCTAAAAAAAATCCGGCGGTTGAATCCGAATAACCATTTTTATTTCCAAGAAGGTTGCCTTTAAGGTTTAAAGTTCCAGACACAAAAGAAAAATTAGAACTAATTATGTCTCCATTATCCAAATCTAAAAATGTTCCCACATCTGAGTATATGTTTGAAGATGGATTTGAATAATTTAAACTCTTAATAGAATCAGTAGCAAGTTGATTTGTTGTTATTGAATTTGAAACAATGTTATAACCAGTTATAACATTTTCACCTAAAGTTATACCTGCTGGCTCTAAAACATTTGTGTTTACAGTATTGACAATAAAAGACTTGAATCTTTCAATATTTGTGACCTGCCTAGACAGCCTTGGATTTGTTGTTGGAATTTTATCAATTGCAAAATCCCAAATACTATATTTTGTAAAATCGATCAGAGTAGAATTTATTCCGTCATGCGAATGACCGCCAGCGTCATAAAAAACAACACTGTTTTCGCTTATAGCACTAGACGAACTGCCAGACGAATTTGAATTGATCGTATATCTAGGCATCACACCACCTTTCTCAGCATCATTGATTGGGACGGTGAATCTGAATAAGACATAGATTTAGAAACAACCCAATACTCACCATTAATTATATCAAAAGCATCAAGGGATGATATTTTAATTCTGTCACCTATTGCAATTTTTGGAGTCAAAATCGTAGTGATATTTAAGATCGGAACAGGGGTACTCATTTTGCTTATAATAAAGTCCGCTATTTTTTGCCCATGATTAAAATTTGTAATAAATTTATTTTCTATTACAACTTCTTTTAATCCATAAAGCCTAATATTATCACTAAGCTGCGCGACTTGCTCTTCTATCTGACTACCCTGCTCAGTTATTAGGACAGGGATTCCAGCAATTGCTGTATATGCGACTTTTTCAGTCAATGGGTTTGTTCCTTCTGCAAACACAAAAGACCCTTTTTCAACACCTGTATTAGCAGCTATAATCAACTCTGCCCCATAAAATCCAGCATTCCATTTAAGAATATCTATTTGATTAGGAGTCTCAAATTGAATACCAGTAATAAAGGGATCTTTTACTCTAAAAGCAGGAGCTTTGTCATACTTTAGGTCCCAATAACGAACTTCTCTGACTTTAGAGTCAGCAGTGTGTGAAGTGGCAGTTGTTCCAAACATGCCTCTTTCAACATTATTAAATGAATTAGGTGTTTTAGAAGAATATTTAACTATTTCATCATCAATAATTAAATATCCAGCATTATAGAATGGGGGATCTGTTGTTGAAGAAACAGATATTGATGTTGAATTAGAAGCAATATTAGATTCTAAATTCACAACAGCTAATGTCGTAGGATCGTCAGCCCTCCAGAGCGATTGAGTTCCGGATAGATTTGTAGACAGCCCTGCAATTTTTACAACCACTTTATTCGTCTGAAGTTGAACAGAAAAATCAGAAGATATTATATGACTATTATCATTAATAATCTGCTGCACATTTGCATGAACATCTATAGAAGGCTCAAAGAAAGCGTAGAAGTGCTCATACTTACCGAACCCCTGCTCATCTATATAAAACCGCCCAAGATCAGAAAGTGTTATTTCTTCAATAACATCTCTAACAGAAGCCTCATTGCCATATAGGAATGGATAAACAGTTAATGGCTGCATCTTTACTTCGGTGTATCTATCAGACACGGATTCCTGATTCAAACAACTTCTGTAGATTATGAACTGATCTGCATAAAATGGCCTGATTGCTGCAGGTGGAACCTCTCCAGTACCAACTAAGTAGTATGCATTTCTACCACCAAAACATATATCAAGATTATTCCAAGAAGAAATGGATCCAGTTAAAACAGTCGTATCCTCCAGAACTCCATTTAGATAATATCTAATAGATGATCCATCAAAAGTAACAACAATGTTGCTCCAGCCATCAGTTGGCAAAGCACCGGATGCAGAGACAGTCTCAACCCCACTAGATGTCTTAATTTTAAAACCATTATTTGAATTATTATAAAATTCAAAACCCCCAGCCGGTGTACTGGAGTCAAAAGAGCTTATATAGTCACCATCACCCGAGAACCCTGCTTCCGAACCTGTTTCTGGTTTTACGTTTATCTCAACAGACCATTCTCCGGTGTAGTTGCTGCTAGATGAGTTGCTCATATCTATAGATAGGTCATAAGGAAGTCTCATGTACTTCCCCGATTCAAATTTTACAGAAAAATTTTCAGAACTCGAAACAAGACCACCGTCATTACCGATTAGAGCTTCTCCAATATAGATGCCGTTATTGGTAACTTTGCCTCTGTCCAAGGACCCAGCGGTGTATGGAGCATCCACAGCCCCAACCATGTCCAAAGAAGCCATTGTGTATACATTTGATGCAGGGACTATCGTTAATGGATTAGACCCAATCGCGTATTGTAAATACACACTAAACTTGTCTGTTGCATTAGATGAAACAGTATGAAAACATTCTATTCGAATCTTATACGGCTTGCCTGCAACTAAGTTTAAAAGCGAAGATTGTATATCTTCATAGACACCCTCAGCGACAGGATGTAAAAAAAACTCATCTAAAATTAAAATATCTTCAAGGAAAACCCTGACGCCTCCATGGGCTATTGCAATACCAAGATATTGATTACCGCTATCTGGTGGAACGTAGAACCCGTCAAAAACCATGTTGTAATAAGAGTCAACCTGCTCACCAGACAGATCATTAAAAATAAAATCAATTAAATCTAGCGCATTAGATGTGTTTGATGAAATTTCAGAAGAATTAGCGGTGTAGTCAGCAGAGTTGAAAGATGTATTGCCTAAAGCTTTTTCTAGCTCACTAAGTTCCCTGTCAAGGGCGTCTGCCGTTATGTCTTTAACCTTATTATATTGAGACATGGGCATAGAAAAAAATCTAGATCTTAATCCATTTTTTATAGGTATAGAAGTCCCACTTCTATCCGATACTGTTTCCGAAAAATTTAAATGCAAAATTGCATTTTTTTCTAAAGCTGACTTATTATATAAATTTAAAGCCTTAAACTTTTTTTTAGGAAAGTTTGTCGTTAAAAGCAAATCTCTTACAGCATCAGCTACGACAGCTTTTTCTATAAAAAATCCATTAGTTATTACTTTCTCAGAAGCGAATTTTGTCCAATCTGTAGATGCTGCCGATAAAGTCATAGAGTCTGTATCGGACGACCACTCATCAACCCATGACTCACTAAACGCTGGGTATTCAAAAGTTTCAAACCTGACCATGGTACCGGCAGAATGATCTCTGGCTTTAGAATTATTAAAGCCTCTTTGTTCAACATTTAAAACACTACTTCCAGACTTTGAAGAAACAAGCACATATTCTCTTGTATAATTTTCTGGATCAATAATTACAATAAAGCTATTCCCAACACCGCCGTCAGGGAAGTCTGAGTTTGATGCAATAGATATGGTGTTTGAAGTAGACGAAATATTTGAAAGCAAAACCTGATCTACATATAAATCATTATTTTTTTTAATTTGCCATCCAATTGTAGATTTTAATTTTACATTTTTTTTAATATAAGGACCATATTTTGATGAAGAATTAAAAATATTATAATCTTTAGATGTGTTGTCTAAAGATATAGATATTGAACTGCTACTGCCTCCAGCAATAGGTAATTCTGTGACATGCAAATCTCTAGTTTTTTCCATATCAAGAGATATAATGTCATCAGAAACATCTGATTCAAAAATTACGTTAACTTCTTGCAATCTTGCATAATCTAGCGGGTTCTTAGTTGTTATAACTTCTATTTCAACTTCATTAACATTTATAAATTCGTTAGAATTGCCACTAATTAGAGACGGAGGTATAAAATGATCATAGTAATAGCTATCATCAGGGATAGTGATGATCTCTGTATACAAAGGATTAGGTGCTCCTGAATCACTTGATCTAACAGTTATCTTATATGTATGGACAGGGCCATTGAACTCCGAAGTCGAAACTCTGACTAAATTACATGGTCTAGAATCAAAATTAAATGTAACGGTTGGATTATTAGCAAATGAATAACCGCCGTAGGTTGTGTTTGCATTAGATGTAGAAACAGACCCAGACCACCACCCAAACTCATAGTTCTCAGAAAGATCTGAAGGCATTGTGTACCAAGATCCGTCAGCTCTTATAACTTTTCCATCAAAATCTTTAGCTCCAGCGACAGCCCATGTGAATGATTGCCTATCAAAACTATTCATAGCTTGCTCTGGTGTGAAGTAGTAACCAATATCACCAACAGCTGTTGATGCGTGATTATTTGGTGAATCAACCGAGACTGATAAGTTTTCGTTATGCTTACTTTCAAGCCATACAGCTACAACTTTTGGTTTTAACTTCTGAGCAGTCGCTGAAGCTTTTGCAATAAAGTCACTACTTAATGGTTTACCATAAATATCTACTTCAATCACTACACTTCCTCCAATTCCAAACTACAATCCCAAAAGTAAACATTTTGATTTTCATCTCTTCTCAACAAAGTTTCTGTATAAGATATAACTAAAACATTATATTCGTCTTCGCTATAAGGTGTTAAGCCATCAGTATCAATATTTCTTATTTTTAAAATATGAACATCTGGATCTTGAGCCAGTTCTTTGATTTTATTTCTTCCAAATCTTAAATCAGCAGTAAATTCTCTCTCCCCCGGCAGATATGTCCAAGAGATACTAAATGTTTTGCGACCGTTTGTTCTTCTATAATATCTTCTTAGTCTAGCATCCCAATTTTTTGTTTCAACATAAGAATGAAATATTGATTCATTAAAAGTTCTTCCATGTTCAGAAATAGGTATTCCATCAATAACCAGAAGGGGCCTAATAGACTGAGTGTCTTCAACTAAAGACGGGCTAAATTTAATACCACCGATAAAATTTAAAGTTGCAGAGCTTGAGATGGTGATTTCAGGGGATAAAAGTATTTCAATAAAAGCGGCTAATGTTACCGACGTTGAATCCATAGAGGACTCGCCAAGTGAAATCTTTAAAGATGATAATGAAGTGGTAAGTTCGCCATCAAGTGATGATGTACCTAAAGCTATTACAGTACCTGTTGACTCAACTGACCCTGAAATTGAGACTGAAACCTCATTTGCGGGGTCTGGGCCATAAAAATCAATTCCACGGAGGCTATCTGTAAAAGAAAACTTTCCTAGCATTACGCCTCCATTATATCAAAAGTCATTTCATAATAAATGCATTGATTTTGTATATCTCTTCTAATAACCGAGTCACTATAAGAATCTATAAATCCATAAAACTGCTCATCTACCCCATTCGGGTCATCCCTATATGAGACAAAAACATACGGAGCAGAAACTGCTAAATTATGTATAAAATCACGACCTTCACGGCCATCTACTGTTTTGTCGCTAGACGAGGCGATATAGCTATATGATACATTTATACTTTTTTTATTTTTTTTATAAAACCTCTTTTTTCTACCGGCAGCAGTCTCTATATCAGAAACGTTTAAATTTTCTGTCGCAGAAATAACGGATCCGCCAACTGTAATTTGCGTGTTATTTAAAGACATGTATTTTATCAAAGACGTTTGTTGATTTTGAATAACAGCCATATCAGTATCCGGCCTCCGAGCGATAAGTTGAATAGAATCTATTCCCACCGCTCATCTGTTTTTCAGCTATCGGTTTGTGCTTAATGTTGTACTCTTTAAGCATTGACTGGAACCACTTATCTTCCCCAACAAAAGTCTCAACATAAATATTTGTTGTGCTAGTTTTATTTATAGTGGTTCCGCTATTATTTCCTGAATAATTTGAAGGAGATGAAAACCTCATATTATTCAGAGATTGGAGGGTGGCCATCCCTATATTTTTGACCGCATTTGCACTTACAACAAACTCTCCGCCATGTAATGTCGCCGGGATACTTTGATTTGCAAACTTAGGCACATATCCTCCATTAGCAAGAAGCATTGAGTTCCTGCCGCTACCTGAAGCATTTGCCCCACCTCCACCGGTATATGTGACAGCAGCCCCGTATCTGCTTGTAACCCAGTCTTTAAACAGATTTAAATTACCACCCATAGATGCAGATATCGTCGCATAAATACTTCTTCTCACATTTAAATCTGAGTTTGTCATATACTGCCTAACAATATTTATGGCACCACCTGACATTTGAGAAACAATCGATGGGACAATGCTGGCCGGAAGTCGTCCAGACAAGAATGCGCTCAAAGAAGACCTAACAGACGCAGCAATGGCCGCAGAAGCTGGCGCTGGAGGGTTCACAGCCGCTACTGGCGGATTGGAAGGTGAAGGTCCGCCACCAGGGGGTCCGCCACCAGTCGCTCCGCCACCAGTCGCTCCGCTAGCTGCCGAACCGGCACTCCTTGCAGCATCAGCTAGCATCTCAAAAGCAGTTTGAGCTTTAAGAATCTCTGTAAGCATTGGGTCCATAAAGCCAACCAGCCCCTCTACTTCAGAAGCAATATGACCTAAAGTTCCACGCCATTCATGAAGGATTGACTGGTTTGCATTATCAATAGCTTCTTCCAGGACTTTTTGAGGTCCATACATTTCAATAACTTCTGCTATCTTCCCAGTCCCAGCATTTAATACTTCATTTTCAATATCACCAAGTAGAGACACCCAGGATGGCAGAACGTTTGAAGTATCAATAGAGTTGCTAATATTTTCAAGCATTGAGGTTGTCGCTCCGACAATCCCAGAATTCATATCGCCTAAACCATACTTCTCAATAGCTACAGCGATCATGTCATCCAAATTTTCACCAAAGACACCTACCACTTTATTAGGCATATCAGAAGATATTTTTTGATTCATATTCTCAAAAGTTTGAGAAAATTCGGCAGCATTGTCTTCAGCAAAGCCGGTAGCAAGGGCTACGAGATCATCAAGCTGCTTTTGATAATCCTCTATTGTATTTGGAGCAAACTTTGTAATCTCTTGAGAAGCTGTTTTAAAAGCTTCGATTTGCTCTCTGAAAAACTCATCAGCAGCCTCTTTAGCTTCCTTAATTTGATCTTTTAAGAAGTCAAGATTTTCTTTTCTTAACTCTTCATTCCTTTTATCCTGCAGATCCTGAAGTGAAGATGCGCTATCAGCAGCACTCTTTTGCTCTTCCAAATCAAGCATTCTTGCATCATCAATCCTACCCTCATAAATAGCGAGCGCCCTATTGCGCATATAATTCTGACGGTTAAGCTCTCTCTCGTCAAGAATTTTTTTCCTATTTGCAATAAACTCTCTTTCACGCATCAAAGACTGCTCGGCTTTTTCTAAAGCATCCAGAGCCTTTAATTGCTCATCAAATACATTAAGAGCTGTTTCCCTCTGAGCTTCTAAAGCATTAGTAAGTTCATCAGTAACAGATTTTATTTTATCACCAATAAAGTCTTTAACTAAACCTACAAATTTTTCTTGTAAACCTTTTAGAGCTTCTGCGAATTTTTCCGCAAAAGACTCACCAGCAGCAGCTCCAGCATCTTCGGCGGCACTTTCCATTTCAGGCTCAAATATTTGATCACCGTCCAAAGCATCCCTTGCTCCATCAGTTATATCGCGCCCAACTCTTTCGCCAATAGGTGTAGGCTCAAAACGTTTTAGTGAATCATTTATTGTATTTTTTAAAGAATCAAGAATTCCATCTAGACCATCTTCAAGAGATGCAAGAGGTGCATCAATAAAATCGCTGAGCCATGATCCGGCATTAGCAGCAGCGTTACCGACTCCATCAAGCCCACTCTGAACACCGTTGATAACTGATGACAGAGCACGGTCAACACCTCCAAGCATACCTACAAGATTGTCTGTTAAACTGGCCCCAGCGTCTTCAACAGATTGACCAAAGTTTTCGACTGCAACAGTGGCACCACCAACTTTTTCTTCAACAAAGTTGAAAACTGTATTTACAAGACCATCAAACCCTGGTATGTTACTAAGAAGACCACCAAGATTAATTACATTTCTTGCAATAGTGGCTATTATATCAATAGCTAAATTTGCAAAATCAACAATTACATTTAAAACTTTATTAAAAGCCATTGCAGCATACTTTGGCAAATTAGCCCAAAGATGAAAAACGCCCATGACAAAAGCTTTAAATAAATCAAGACCAATATTTACAACTTTCAAAAATATCTTTACGAGCATTCCAAGAATCGAAGGGGACCTTTGAACTATTGCAATAAAAATTTTAAGAACACCTTTTGCTAAAGCGAAGAAGGCGCTGACAATAGCTGGGACTACAGTACCCAAAACAAATTGGACTATTCCGTTAAATACCCTGTTTAAGCCCTCTTTCATCGCCTCGCCAGAACCCTCTACACCATTTTTCATATTGATGGCTGCTTTAATAATATCCACAAAACCACCTATGAACTCTTGAAGTGCGCCGAGAGCTTTTCTTATAAAAGGCTCAACATAATCTTCCACAAAACTTCTAACAGCTTCAGATGCTTTAAGAATAAAATCTGATACTTTATTCACAATATCAGCAATGGCGCTCATTTTCTGATAACCATTGCTTCCACCACCCATAAGTGATGATATAAAATCTTGGAATGGAGAAATTATAGCCATAACAGCAGCTTTGACGTTATCGAAAGCTTGCTTTAAAGCCTTGACTGCTCCAGAAGTTTTTACTTTAAAAACTTCAAAATAGTCAACAACTGCTTTTATATATGGAAGAAGTAAGGCTACGGCTCCAGCTATTAAACCAAGACCTAAACCACCTATCAATATTTTAAAAATTTTAAAAGATTTATTTAATTTTAAAATAACATCTAATATTTTTAAAGCTGGGAAAGCGAAGGCTTTAAACCCTTTAACTATAAAATTTAAACCTGATTTTAAAGGACCAAAGTTAAACAAAGTTGAGAATATACGACCAACTTTTCCAAATGGCCCTTTAATAACATTAGGTAGCTTATTAAAAATTCTTGATACTCTATTAAGTGATCCTTTTGCTGCATCATCGACATAATCTAATTTGATAAACTTTTTAGCTCTAGCCATAGGCCTTCTTGCAGCAGCTCGTTCAGCCGCCAATTGATCACGTCGATTTTTTGCGAAATCTATACCATATTGTCTTCTGGTGGAGCGTTCAAGCCTATCTTTCGCCACTTCAATATTTGCACGCCTAGCCTGCTGGGCTGGTGACTGGAAAAAATCCCTTCTACGCCTGGCGGCATCAAGCCCAGCTTGTCTTCTGATCGCTCTGTCATTGGCAATCATATCCCTTCTCTGCTTCGCCGCATCGATTCCTGCTTGCCTTTGAGTCTGCCTTGCGTTAATGGCGTCTCTTCTTTGTTTTGCTGCATCAATTCCGTACAGTCGCTTTCTAGCAAGAGACTGCTGAGCTTTATAATTTTGCTTAGCTTGAGCTGACTGCTGAGCTGCTTGTTGAGTTGCTAATGTTTTGGCATTCGCAGCTTGCTGAGCCGCTGCGGCTTTACCTGCGGCGTTGCTAGCAGCAAGCTGTTGAGCTTTCGCTGCAGCTTGCTGCTGAGCGATAAGGTCTAGCCTGCGAACTTCTGCATTAACTAGACCGTTATAGCGTCTCTTGACACTTGTATCAAAATTTTTAAAATCTTGGACATCTATATCTTTCTGGACTTGTCTTATTTTTTGTCCGCCTCTATCAACTATTTTTACAACTTTTTCTTGACCTTTAATATGTGCTAATTGAAGATCATTATACGCGTCAATAGTTAACCCTTGACGCAAATTGTTTAAAGCTCTTTCTTGAGCCTTATTGAAAAGGCCAGCCTTAACAGTGGAGCTAAGCTGAGGTTTACTGGCAGATTTTGGAATAGAGCCTGAAAGTGGTGCCGCTCCCATCGCAGCGAACCCTGAGATAGCTCCTGATCCAGTTTTAGCTAAACCTGTTAATGGCTTACCTGTCGATGCAGCAAGAGCCGCGGCTGTCTGCGACGCTGTTGGCGCTGCACCAATGGCTGCAAATCCAGTTAGAGCACCAGAGGCTGTTTTAGACGCACCGCTCAACGGCTTGCCTGTTGCCGCAGATAAAATAGCAGCAGATTGTGTTGCACCAGCAACCATTGTCGCAGAAGCATTCGTTGCAGCATTAGTTGTTATACTGGCAGCAGTAGTTGCTCCTGAAGTGGTTGTGCCTGCAGCGGTTGAGGCTGCAGTCGTTGCTGTAGTCCCTGCAGTTGTTGCTGCAGTCGTTGTAGTGGAGGCAGCTGTGGATGCAGCAGTTGTCATTGTAGCCATTGATTCGCTAAATGCGTCATCAACAAGTTGCTTCATTGAGCGGCCACCCATTGCTGTTTGTGAAGATATAGCGGCCTCAACACCAAGACCGGCAGTGGTTTGCTTCTTCAGAATTCCAGTCATCAAACCAAGCCTGTTAGCCACTGATGCTATTCTTCCTTCGCCACTAGCCAAACTAGCTACAAACATTGAGAAACGACCAGCAGAAGTGCTGAAGCCATCGCCAGTCAGCTGAACACTTCTTTTAAGTCTCAACATAGCTGGCGCTGCAATAATCGATTCAGCAGTAACCGTAGACATTGCTGGTATAAAACGAAGAAACGCTCCAGTCAAAACCCCAAAAGCCAGCTTTAGCTGGCCTCCAATAAAAACAGCCGGGCCGATCGCCGTGGCGAGGCCAAAAAACGAAACAATAGCTATTTTAAGAATTTCCGGCATTCCTCTAAAAGCTTCAGCGACTCTAACAGTAAAATTACCGGCAGCTTTTATTGGTCCTTCCAGAACAGATAAAAGTTCCACAGCCATATTTTTCAGACCTATTTTTATTCGGTCCATCGATTTTGATGTAGAATTTAAAGCAATATTAAGCTCTTTCTGAGCTAGTTCCGCAGCATTCGATGCGCCAAGAAGCTCCACAAACAAAGTTTTGCCTGCTTGTGATGTAATCGTATCTACAATCTGAACACCATCAGCAGAAGTTGTCTCTATATCTTTAATGTATTCCCTAAACTCTTCCCTAGCCTGCCTTGCAGCCTGAATGTCTTTTTCAGCTAACGGACCAACAAAGCCTTGAACAGTCTCACCAGCCATAGAGTTTGCAATACTTGTTACGAGAGTAAATGTTTCAATATCTTTAATAGCTGGTATTGCTGAATCATGAATGCTGTTCATATTCGCAACAATATTGTTAAGCTGAGCTGTATATTGAGCGAACGGGCCTGTGTTCATTTCCCTCTGGAAAGCAACCAAGCTATCCATTGCAGTTAACATTCTAGTAGACTGTCTTTTCTGGAACAGTAAAGAGTAAAACCTTAAAACAGTTTCATCATCAGCTACATCTCTAAGCTCCATTGTTGCATCAATCAAACCTTGAATCGAAGACATCCCGATCCCAGTAGTTCTATCAAAAGCATCACGAAGAACCTCTGAGGATTCGGAATACATTGATGTCAGCCTGTCCATCTCTTTAGTTAGCAGGCCGGTTGGGGTGATTAACCTCTGTAGAGAAACTTTTAAACCATTGGCTGCAACTGACACATCAATGCCACCAGCTTTCATTGGGGCTAAGAAAGCCGCAGCTTGAGTTAAAGAAATACCAAATGGCACAACTGCAGCTGTGACTTCTGGCAAAGACTCGGCCATATCTCTGAATGAGAGAGCCGTGTTGTTTTCAACAGCGTTGAAGACATACATTTGATTAGTCAGAGACTTTATCGCCAACTCTTGCTTCTCCATCGCATTCATTGATTGGATGGAAGCATTAGACATTGTCTCTAAAGTTCTAATTGTTCCTAAAAACATTGTTTGAATGAGATCTTGAGAATCTGAGATATCCATCGTACCCAGAATGGCTACCTCATTGGTAAGTTCTGTCAACCTCATCAAAACTTCGTCGCCAGTAACACCTAGTTCGGCAAAGTCAGCGGTGACGCCTGTTATCAAATCCCTTGAGACACCAAACTTATTGCTCATAGCAAATAACTGGTCTTCTAGGTTAGACATTGTTTTTACTGAATCGCCTAAAATTTTATTTAGACGAACAAACTCTCTATCATAAGCAACAAGGGCTGCGATGCCTCTATTAGCAAACCCAATAATTGGCATTGTTAAACCTATGATAAGGCTTCGACCTACGAACTGGGCATCCTTACCAGCTTTTTTAATTTGAACGGAAAGGGACTTTAAATCATTAACTAAAGCTCTCGGCCTAACCTGTTTAAGGTTACGCTCCATTTCTTTAAGACCTTTAGAGTAAGTCTTTAACTGCCTAACCTGTCTTGGACTAAATTCTCCATTAAGATTTTTGGCCGCATGATTGAGCTTGCCAGCTTCTGCAGCAAGCTTTTTCATCTCACCAGAAATGACTTTATGGTTACCTATAGCCTCTTTTAGACTTCTAGCATACTCTTGATTGCCTTTAGATGTAAGACCTATCGCTTTGCTAAGAGCGCGCTGCTTAGCATCCATCTCTTTTGTTTGCCTGGTAAGATTTTTACCCGCAGTAAGAACTGATCTCAAAGAGCCAGAAAGCTGGTCAATCTGTTCTTTGCCGTCAACAGATACCTGAAGAACAAAATCTTCTCTACTAGCCATCACTCACCACCATACAATTATCTCACTCTAAAGAGAATAAAGCAATAATCAATTAGACTCATAACCTAAACCAATAGGTATAAATCTCATATCATCTTTCTCTATAAGTTCAGGAGGCCGAGGTGGTTCTGGATCATACCAATCCTCTTCCCAATCAACTTCTGCTCCCTGAACGGACGCAAGGGCTTTAACATTCATGCCGAATTCGGCATTTGAAGCTCTATATAGCAAGAAAAGCTCATCAAGTGTTAGGCTATCTTCAATATCGTAAATTGATTTCCAAGCCCCGCACTTGACGAGCAATTCTGATTCATATTTAAGGAGAGGGATCTCATCCCAAGTCAAACCGCCTTGAGAATCTTCAACGCCCCCCTCCGGGTTCAGGAAGGGTCGCCGCCCATAGCTGCGTTCATCAATTCACCAAAACACCGAAGATCCAAAATATCTTCTAAAGCATCTGGGTCTTCAGCAAGATCTGGGTCAACCTTTGCCAAAGCAATCCCGGCAGCTTCAATCATTTTGTCAATATCTTCGTCGCTCATTTCAGACTCAGTATTTAACTGAGATGCTACTTTCATAAACTTACGAAGTTGACGGATTGTAAGAGGCTTGATGGTACGTTTCTTCCCATCGGCAAACACGATTTCAGTACCACTATGTAAATCTTTATTTTGTGACATTTTTCTCCCTATAGATAAAAGAGGAATACCCTCCAACTGTAGATTATACCATAGTTGAAGGGTATTGCTCTTTTTTTATTAACTTTTATCACGCAGTCTGATCAATAATTTTACCGTATTCATAACCAGTATCGGCGGATACTGGAAGAATTCTGAAAGAAACAGCGAAGGTGGTGGCCTCTGCGCGCTTCATTGAGATCGTTGAAGACTCAAAAGAGATCGCTCTCTTCGTGTTGAACTTACGAGTTCTGGTAGTTGAAGCGTTTGAACCTGGGGCATTTCCAACAATCTGGATCGCTTTCTCGTATGGATAAACATTTTGAACACCAAACATGAAAGTTTTGGTGTTTGCGCCATCGTTGTTTACCAGAACATCTGCGCCGTCATCAGCATTATCATACGACCAAGCAACGGCGAGGTTGTTGAGAGTAGCCTCTGCCATAGTGGTCTTCAACATGACCTTAACTTTTGACTGAATTACTTTAGCAGCATCGCCATACTGATCGACTTCAATATCGACCATATCTGGCTCCCAAGAGATTTCCACACCTTCCTGAGTACCACCTACTGAGGTAAGGCTATCGAAATCACTGTTTGTCATGCTGGTGTTAGAAGAGCCAATCTTGACTTCCGCTTCACCAACAACAATATTTGCAGTATTAACTGAACTTGCACCTGGCATTTTAAATCCTCCTATTCAAGGACAAAAATTCTTTTGCCCCGCTTATCGCGCCATTTAGCGATTTTTTTTACATGGTCTGGCGGTATTTCACCTTCACGATTTCCAATAGCCACACCTTTCTGCCATTCAAATTCGTAAACATTTTTACCTACTCTAGCAAAGAACCCCTTGCCAGACCGACCTACATATGTAATAGTAGTATACTTCATATCCATTTATAATACCATACTATTTAGGAACATAATACAGAATAAACTCTAAATTCATATTAAACCAACCGTCACGCTCTATAGATTCACTAACAGAGCTTCCGTTAAAATAAGTAGAAAAAATTCTTGTATCAGTGCCCTCTTTTCCAGAAGACGTTGAAATTTCATCACCTTTAGATAAAAGATCTATCATTCTCTCACCTATTCTGAGCATCCTATCTATATCTGTATCGTAAATGACATAATTGACAGCATCGTAACGATTCCACCAAGCCTCAACACTCGGAATGTTATGGTTGATATAGTAAATAACAAAAGGACCAAGCTCTGAGTCTGGCGCAACTATTGGGAAAAATCCTAAACTTTTACCTGAGATAGACGATAAAGAAGAGTCCGCCTTTAAGAAAGAGTTTATATCATATACTGCCAATGTATTTATAGTCATACTGGGTTATCTCCACGGGTGACTCTTGAAGTACCACCCCTGCCACCAATCCCCTGGTTTGCAAGAGCCTTCGTCAAATTTTTTTTAAACATTTTGCTTATCATACCACCTGTTATAAACTTTCTAAATTGATAATTTGGTGACTTAGCTGGTACTGTAAAACCGTAAGCATACTCTATCGCCCCACTGCTCCACTTAACTAGATTGTATGGATCATCTAATTTAGATCTTTTTGCAGTATATCTCCTTCGACCTCTCAACATTATATTTGCATGAAATCTTGCCCTAGTCGTATCGTTTTGAGTCACTGCATTTGGATTTGGTTCTGCCCAAAGTACGCTAGCTTTTATTTTTATATTGTTACCATTTATATAAACTTTCACAGGCACAACGTCTTCTCTTGCAAGCTTAGTGTTTCTATAATTAGTTCTAAGTTTGTCTTTGGTATCTTTTTCAGTTTTTTTTGCTGCATCATGAATAGCTTTATCAATACGATTAGGATAAAGAGCCATGGCGTTCGCTAAATTGTTAAGACGAGAAATTGAATTCTCATCAAATTCAATTTGAAAATGTCTTCTAGACCTTGCAACCATATCAGCTAGCCTCTACAACAAGACGAATCCTGACCAGGATATGGCTAAGTTTGCCATTCCACCCAGTCCTTCTATTTATTTCAACAATCTCAAATGGACCGGTCACTATAGCTGTATTATATCTATCTTTAATGCCATCAATTCTATAGCCATAAGAGAAATAGCTAGCATATGAATGAGGAACTAACACTTCGTACTCATCAATATTTGCAATATAAGGCGTAACTCGTCTCTCAGACGAAACTGGCTGGAGAACGCATGGGATTTTTTCTTTATAGACAGACCAGTTGTTATATTTTTGTCCAGCATTGTTTGTTGATGAAATATTTTTATACAAATCTAAAACTTGATGATATCTAAAATATGTTTTATATGCCATTACGTTATATAATCCATCACAAAAAGAGTGTAGTCCATTAACAATATATCGGCTTCGATATTGCCAGTAGACTCATAGAAATTACCAGCCATAGTGAATCTCATAGTATCCATATCAACGGACGTTAAGGCGTGTCTTCTGTACTCAGAGTCGTCATTAAGGATATCAAGAATAATAAGCTCAGCCGCCTGCTTTATATTCAATGGCACAAAACGCCATCCAAAATCACCTTCAATTCTATAGTCGGAAACGCTTTTAAATGTTTGAGTTCTAACTCTATTGGAGCTTGTCTCAGAAACTCCAGACTTATATCTTATAAAATAAGATGACTCAAAATTAAAATTTTGTCTAACTTTCTCTATATTGTTTAATGTTTCATCTTCAAAATCATGGATGACTTGTGCAACATTGTCACCATAATCAATAGTTACTTTTCTTAAAGTAGATATTGGTAGTGGAAGATGTAAATTTTTACTATCAGTCCCGTCAATAGTGATTGATTTATCCGGATAAAATTCAAATGTTTGCCCGCAAAAAGTATTTATTATACTTCTAGCTCTTTTTTCAGCTGAATCAAACACACCTGCAAGAGTAACAAGTTCTGGATGAGACGATGCAAAATCTTCCCAGACTATATATGGTGTATAAACATTGATATATTTAGATTGAGTATAAGATGTTCCAGATATAGAATAATTAAAGTCTATCCTATGAATTCCAGATGAGTTCAAAGAATAAATACCAGAACTGCTCTGTCCGAAAGTAACAGAATAGACACCATCAGAAACCCTGGTTGCAGAGATATTGCTCTGCACTGTATCTCCAAACTCATGAATTAAGCTCACGGTAACTGCATTTGAATCTGCATCAGACGGTAGAGTTAAGCTTAAAGTTTTAGAAGTATTTATCTTTACATCATCCATTTTTTACACCTCAACATGTGCATTCATCGCATCCGCAATCACAATGTTCACCGCATTCGCACCCACAACTGCACGATTTAGTTCTCATAAAATCTCCTTAAATATTTTATATATCAAATATAAAACCAAAAGCATCAATGATATATTGACCAGCTTGTGATGAATAAATTTTAAATTGTCTTGAACTATTCAGCTTCACAATCGAAAAAGCTGTAATAGCATTACCACTACCTTCATAATTTACAGAAGAAACAGATGGTGTTGTGGTGACCGAAGTTGGAACTATTGCAGCAAATCCACCACTTGCACCGGGAATAAATGTAACAGCCAACATTATACCATCAGCTCCACTTACAGAAATCCCACCAACAGATGTCGCACAGGTGACTGTTTCAAAAGCCCCTGCTGCTATAGCATTTGCAGTAACAATTCTTGATGGTGGATCACATAAAGCAATCTGTGAAAGAGAACTTATACCAAGCGTTGTTCTAGCTTCTGAAGAAGAAGTATCATCTAGCAATGTTTTTGCATATGTGCTTATTGTTGTTGAGCTTGGAAGTGACAATGTTTTAATATCACTATCAACCTCAGAATCCATCAAAGCACCAGCAGATGTGACATTTGTAGTATCTGTAACATCAGCATTAGCTTCAACACCATCAAGCTTACTTCCATCAGTAGAGAGATCTCTACCATCGACAGTCCCCCCAACAAGAATGTTGTTCAAAACCTCAATATTTTTATATCTTCCAGAAAGATTTTTTATCATGCAACATACTCCACACCGCTAACAGTCAGTGTCAAGTTTGAATCTACTGGATCAAAATACACTGAGCCACCAGCATTTAAAACAAAAATTGTGTCAGAAACTATTACATCATTAGCTGGCACAGATATGTTGCTCATCACCTTGTTATTAGCACCAGCAGATCCTGATGCCGGAACTATATGTAATGAAAAAGTTTTATCTGTACCTGAAGTATTGCAAACGTTAATAGTCCGCAAAATAGCATAAGATCCGACATTTGAAGAAGCCGTATATACATTAGAAGCTGTATCATTACCTATATATAGAAGTTTTGGTACAATATTAGCCATAAATTATCCCCCGATCCCACTCCATAAAAGTATGGAATTATTAAAAGTTGTATTATTCATGCTCTGCACAGCTATTGCGTCTAAAACATGATCTATTTTTTCGCCCGAAGTATGGGCGCTGGCTGATGTGCCATCGTAACCTCGTTGCACAGCTGTTATTGTATTTCCCGACCTGTCTGAGCAAAGAACTTTTTCTTCACTAGAAAATCCCTTGTTAATAACAATAACAAAATTGTTACTATCCCCTGTTGGATAAGATGAACCATCAGCAACAGTTATAGATGTATCTGAATCTGAAATCCCGGCAGTTAAAGAAGTTTCCTCAACAGCGCCACTAAACTCTCTTCTTTCCATAAGCATCCTTAGTCAATTGACACAATAATATCGCCGGTCTGCGCTCTAAAAATATCTCCAGCATCTAAAGTTTTATTTACAGCTAAATCTCCATAAACAAGTAGATTGCCAGAAGTCAAAGCGTCAAAAACACCAACAGCCACAACAGTACAGGCTGGCATACCTGTAAAATCAACATTGGAGTCGTTCGAAGTAGTTCCACCGCTAGAAGATAAAAAGGTGATAGGTTTTCTTGCATAAGACCCACCAGTCACCTCTGTGCCACCACCAGCATCTGTCGGGGCGACTGTATAGAGTGCAAGATATACAGTTGAAGGCATCGTGTAAGAAGTCGTGCCAAGAAAATGATCAAGGATCTTATTCTCAAGATAATTACTTAAATTACCGGCCATCAGGTGTTCTCCTTATAATATTGCTCCATCTCAATCTGATTAGGAATTCTAAAATTATCAAAATTTAGAAGATGATCGGCCTCATCAATAGGAAGTTCATAAATTCTATTCTCCGGAGAAAATCTAAAACCACCCTTGGTCACATAAGCTGACCCGCTATCAAAGTAGATAAACTTTGTATCTATCTTTTTTTGATTAGGAGATTGCTTCTTAGGAGCTGACCTTTTAGCTGCAACTTTTTTAGCAGGAGGTGTTTCAGAATCTTGCCCACCAACAGCACCATCATCTAAACCCGCATCATCATCACTCTCAGATGTCGATGAAACATTCACATCAGTCGATTTAATTACATTATTACTCATACAATAATATTATCATAATTGAAGTTATAAGAACAGAAAAAGGCGGTGATTTTACTCACCGCCCCTCTCTGTAGGACTATAACTATAACGGCCCTAAGGCTTTTATCAGCTACGAAGCTTGACGTTCTTAGCGATTACGTAGCTATCAGCATTCTCAATGTTGCAAGCAACACGCATATACTGAGTGTACTCAATAGTGTCAGTCTTAGGCTGGAACTCGCGGTATACCGTGATGTCCCGGTGAAGACCAACAACTCGGTTATTGGGGAAAGTCAATTCAACATAACCATGTGAACCGGCAGCGCCAGAGTAGTCTCCAGAAACAGCCTCTGGCATTAGAGGAACTTCAATAAGCCCGATACCGAATGGAGCAAGGCCAGTCGAACCAACACCGCCATTTGCACGCATAGCCCCGTTCAAGAAAGCCATGTCGCCAGTGGTTGAACCTGGGCTTGGAGCACCAGCGGTAGCCTCTGTTGCAGAGTTAGGATTCTGTAGTGAGTAGATTGCATCCTGAACAATGCCTGGGCCAGTAAAGAACCGAAGCTCATTACGACGCTGAAGATACTTGTTGGGGAGATTACGCAGAACCCGATCGAATACCGAACGAGAAACGTTGTCGCCACCCTCATCAACCGTGGTGCCGCTAGCAAGAGCTAGCTTAACAAAACCGTCAAGAGCCTTAAGCAAGGTATTCGAAGACGAAGTGTTGCCGTTGATGAGAAGATCGTCAAGATCGTTCGCAGTCTGGCGAGCCATGACTTGAGCGAGATGATCCTCAAGCGAAGAACCCTCAATGTTGTCCTCTAGAGACTCGGTTGAGACTTCCCAGTCAAGACGAAGTTTGACGCTGGTGAGCGAAACCTTTGAAAAGGTTACCGCTGCGTTGGTGCCATCATCAGTAGCTTCAGTTGCCTTCCGCATGATTCTAGTTCCAACTGACATCTTATCGATGTCCATAGTAGGTGTCCGCATCCGAACGACGCGGCTATTTTGCATAAGAACAGACTGATCGACCACGAAATCAAGGAAGCGATTAGACTGTTCAGCGTTAAGAAGGCAACTG